TCACGCCAGCGCCTGAATCACCCGCAGGATCTTGTGATCCTCGACGTTCGGCATCGGCCAAGCCGCCCGGCCGATCTCGATAAGCGGTGCAGGATGCTGCCACGAGCGAAGTAGACGCGGCACCAGCGGCACCACATCCTGCCCATTGCGGTACAGGTTGACCTGCACGCCGTGCGCCTTCAACAGGCTGCCAAGCGTTCCGTCGGCGCTGACGCGCGGTGGCTCGAAGCCGTACACCGCGCGCGGCGGCCGGCCGGCGATGCAGAGTTGGGCAGCGAACAGGATGGCCAACGCCGCACCCTCGCTGTGCCCCACCGTCACGGCCGGCGCCTCCAGCGCCAGCAGCTTGGCGCTGATCGAACTGAACGCCTTCCAGAAACCGCGATGCAGAGCCCCGAGACCATCGACATGCATGGCGTTGGCATCCAGATCGGCTAGCCAGCACGCCAGATTATCGGAGCCCGGAAAGGCAACGGCGTCACCCTCCACGGTGGCACGGGCCGCGCTCGCCGCCACGCCAATCTGCGGCGGCACAAGATAGGCCCGCTGCGCCAGCCTGGCGTAGTCCTGGGGCGTCATTTCGCAGCTGGCGAGGAAGCGGCGGCCACCGGTGCGGGCGTCGTGCCGGTAGGCGCCAGCTTGACCGCAATGTTGAACGCCAGCACCGCCGTATCGACGGCGGCATCGGCTGCGTTCTTCTTGTCCTGCGGCAGCGAGGACGCATCGACCAGCGACTTGATCAGCGGCAGCGTGGCGTTGACGACCGATTGCAGATTGGCGTCGCTCACCGTCGCACCAGCCGCGCATACCTTGGCGATGGCAGGCTCGACGTCGTTGGCCAGCGTATTGGCCGCGCCACCGGTGAAGACGTTGTCGGCCTTCAGGATGGCGATTTCGCCCTGGGCGGCGCCGCAGGCAATCGAAACTTGCTGCTGGAAGGTGAGTTGCGGCGCGCTGGCACAGGCGGCGAGAACGGATGCGGCGATGCCTGCCGCAAGCAGCATGAGCTTTTTCATTTCGGGGAATCCTTTACGGCTTGAGGGAGAACTTCGAAGCGGCGTTCGCCGTGGCAGTTACGGCGCCGGCGACGGCGGAGACGGCTGCGGTGTTGGCTTGGATCGGCGCGGTCGCGCCGACGCCAGACTCGGAGAAGTGGACGGTAACGATGCCCTCCGGCTGCGTCGCGAGGTCAAACGACAGAGAGGCGATGTCCTTGGAATTGCTGGCCATAGCCTCACAGCACACCATGCGCTGCAGATGCTCTTCGTAAAACGGGCGCACGGAATATGCCGCTTGGCCAGCGCACCCCGCCAGAGGCAGAAGCAGCGCTATAGCGGCGGATTTCATGCTGTGGCAGACGACGATTGCTTTGCCGCAGAACGCGCGGCCAGCTTGTCGCCGAGCCAGTGCGCAGCCGCCACGATGCCGACCGCGATCGAGACCTGGGCATCGGCAGGAAGGTCGATGTTGAAGTGCTTGACGATAGCAGCGATGACCGTGACGACGGCGCCGGTTACTGCGCCGGTTGCAGCGGTGTTAATGGGGGTAGAGGCCATGATTACTCCTGGTTGGTGACCTCATCCGGCGTGAACACGAAACCCAACTTGCGCGGGTACGCCTGGAAGATGTAGGTCGGGAAACTGCGGTGATGAATGCCGTGCGTTGGCGACCGGTGGAACTTCATCGCGACCGGCAGCATGTTTTGCATGGAGTCGACGAACAGCTCGGGGCGCGAGGGGTCGAACGCCTTCCAGTCGAAGCCGCGCAGCTCAGCCAGCTTGCAGATCAGCCACACCAGCGACTGCTCCGCCGGGAAGGTCTTGCCCGTCGGCTGGTCCGTGTGTGGATCAAGCACCGGCAGTTCGGTAACTTCGCCGAGCGCGACACCACGCACCTTTTCCCAGTCAACGGCATCCGAGTCGGCCCACTCGCAGAAGAGGTGGTGGTACTCGGGATCTGGCTGGCCACTGATCGCGCAAACGAGGCCTGCTTTGTGCCCTTCCGCCTTGGTGTGGCGGAACGTGGGCGATTCGGTGCGCAGGGTGTGGTCCGGGTAATACTCGGCTTCGACGATGGTCTCGGTGACCAGGTGCTCGCCGTGTGGTGCAGAGGCAGTCGTTTTCATGTCTGAAATGAAAAAACCCCGCCGAAGCGGGGTTGGTGGGTACCGGTGTTTTTAAACTCAGGAGCACAGCGCGGCCTTTGCGCGCTCCCAGAGCGCCCGGCGGTCGGCTATGCCGTTGGTGCCACCGTTGATGGCGCGCGTCAGCCAGACGATGTCGCCGCGATCCGCGAAGCGGTTCAGGTTGCGCTGCAGCCAGAACCAGGCTGCCGACGCCGCCGCGTACTGCGGCTGCTCCAGCATTTCGGGGTGCGAGATCAGGTCGATGCCAAGGGCGGCGCCGCAGTCCGCGTAGTTCTTCCGTCCGGTGATCTGGATCAGGCCGCGACCAAGAAAGCGCTTGCCGTCTCCGGGCTGCGTGTTACCGAGGTCAGCACGGCCGTCATACCGCTGCTGCGCCGGCGTCGGTCCCCACAGCTCACGCACATAGAGCAACTGGCCAGACTCGTGGCCAACCTGCGCCAGGAAGGCTGCCGCGCGCGCCGGCGTGTTGATCTGCCGGAAAAGCATCACGTCCGCCAGGATGGGCGCGTATGTGTCGGCGCGCGCGCCAGCCAGCGGCATGATCGCGTGCAGCTGCGCTGCGGTGACAAGGGGGTCAGCCATGTGTGCCACCTGCCGCGATCTTGCGCGCGTCGTCCACGACCTCGGCGGCAATCTCGGCCAGATCCTTGTCCTTGCGCTTGTTCAGGAAGTTGAAGGCCCAGCGGACAATCGACCAGCCCGGCAGCCCGCACACGAAGTAGATGCCGCCCAGAGCCATGGTCCCGTTGGTGGTGGTCATCCATGCGGCAAGCCCCAGGTACTGGATCACCGCAGCACCGCCGCATAGGCTGGCCACCACCGTCGAGATCAAAGCAACAGCCCACTCACCGCGATTGCGCGGCAGCGTCATCACCATCACCACAATCGTCGCAAGCACGCTCGCCCCCCCCGCAACGGCGGCCGGGCCGCCCAAGGCTTTGAAAGCCGCGGCCCCTGCTGCCCCTGCTGCTGCGCTGCCGCTGATTGGTTCGGACATTCAGACCCCCAGAAATGAAAAAACCCGCTCGCGGCGGGCTATTGTTGATTCTTGACAGATAGGCGGAATCCGCCTACTCTCGTTTGCATAGGAAGCGCACCTTGCGCGGCCGCCATCCGAAAGGAACCCATCATGAAACGTCTCTTTCGTGCGCTTGCACGTCTTGGATCGCCTGCACATGCTCTACCGCCCGCCAACCGTTGCGCAGATGAAGCGCTGGAAGGACCATCTGCAACTCTCCGGTGCGCAGATGGCCAGAATTCTCGGCCTCAAGAGCGCGCGCCGGTGGCGGGATTATGCGGACGAGAACAAACCACAGGGCATCCCACCAGCCAATCTGTTCATGGCTGCTGCGCTGATGACACTTCCGCAGGGCGAGATCGATCGAGTGCTGACCACCATGCGCGAGGTCGGGGCCATAGTCGACTTGGACGCTTCGCCAGATTCATCAGCGCCGGGTGGCGAGACGCAGCCGTAGCGATGTCGCTCGGCTGCGCCGCTGCTGCGCATGCCGAGCGACCTATCCACCTGGAGGCTGGCGCTGGTGGCGCGGCCTACAGCCGAGGACAAGACGGCTATTGGGTGCAAGAGCACTTCCAGCACAAGTTGCAACTCACGGCGCCGGCCTTTGAGGTCGGCTTTACCGGCGACCTGTATCGAGCCCCGCGCTGGGGCATTTCCTGGCACGCCGACTGGGCATGGCTCGGGCAGATTCACACCCAAAGCCTGGCCACCCCAAGCGACGAGAACTACAATCCGACCTCTGCAACAGGATGCAACGGCGAATGCTGGCCGCTCGCAAACTTCCGCGGCACGGGCCACGCCCAGGCCTTCCTATTGACCTTTGAACCGCATTACGACATCGGCAAGTGGCGATTCGGAATCGAAGCAGGCCCGACACTGCATCGCGCGACGTGGGTGGAAGACGTTGGCAACTGGCACGCGACGCCCACGGCGTCGCCAATCAACCTGCGCGTCGCCAGCACCGACGGCTGGCGTCCTGGCGCGGTGGTAGGCGCATCCGTCTCATACGGGAACGTCTCGCTCGTCTACCAGCACTTCTTCATCAAACCATCGAGCGGCAACAGCGCGCCATCGATTTGGCATTCGGTGGATTTGGTACTGGTACGCTATCGGTTCTAAGCGAGCGGCCTCTGCAGGTCAATGGGCAGCGGCTTTCCAAGGGTATTACGTCCGGCAGGAAGGCAGCGCCGAAGAACGCAAACGCCGATCAGGTGCCTGCTGGATAGGCCGGCATGGTCGGAAACGGCTGCGTCGCATCGCCAGATGCCGTGCTAACTATGGTTCGCAGCGCCTTACGGTATGTGGCCCATGCAGCCGGGACAACAACGGCATTTTCGTAACACCGCAGGATCGTCATATCAGATTCGGATAGCGCAGCTTGCGCTCTGGCCTGATATGTCTGCCATGCGGCATTAATGAACGCCAAATACCGCATGTCAGCCGAGTCGATCTGCGCCTGATTTGGGTAGGCGTTTGCGTCCTGGGGACAACCAAACACAGCGACGACTGTTTTTTCGCTTGCGTCCGCGAATTGAACAAATATTTGCGTCATTCCTGCCCTCAATTAGAAGTCATAGCCGGTGGACCACAATTGGAACGTCATCGTTCCAGAACCGACCGATGCGGTGTAGTAGATCGTCTGCGGCGTCGTCAACAGAGTGCGCAACATTGGCGCCCGAATCTGCACTGAGTTCTGGCTGGCGAAGTTCGATTCCATCAGGTTGTTCGCTGAACCTGCAGTACTGCACGACAGCGCGGAACTCACCGTGGACTGCACCGAGACCTCGCCGTAGAATGCTTTCGCATTCGGGGCGACGCCTGTCGATACTGTCAGCGAGGTGAGCGAAGACTGTGCCGTGCTAGTGTTGATTTGGAGCGTCGGCGCGAGCCCCACCGTGCGGCCCGCCTGCTGACCGACCACGAACTGGCCACTGGCGTTGGTAGGCCACACACTAACCAGCGCAGAGGCAGTGTAGCCCGCCGGCATATTCGCCCCGCCGTACACATCCGCCCGTGCTGACGACGCGTTTTGGGCAAGCAGCGCACTCACTCCCGTCGTCGGATTGTAGATCGCATATATCGCCACAAATCCGTTGGTCGGTGCAGAGCCGGTATCCATCCCGCCAGCGCCAGTCGTCGCGAGGTTGACTGTCCTGCCAAAACTCGGCAGGCAATAACGCAATCCGCCTAGCGCCGTTTCGACGATGATTTCGTTTCCTGTAAGCGTGGCCGAAGCGCTGGGCGCCGTGACCGACATCGCGAGGTTGCGGGCATCGCCAACAACGCCAGCAACCTGGCTCATCTGCGGAGCATGCTGGCTCTGCGTGGCCGGGGCGACCTGCAATGCGCCACCCGTGCACTCGATCAGCACGAACGAACTGATGTCTGCCTTGTAGACGACCTGGCATTTGCCATTGGCGACGATTTCACCGCTCTGCAGCGCCGCGTGTGCTCCACCAACTAGTGGCACCGCGCCCAGCCCATTGACGTTGATCGTCGACGCACCGGTATTTGCCGTCTTGGCCTTGAACCACAGCACCATGCCATCGGTCAGGGCGGTGATTGCCGGGCTGTAGCCGACAGCGTAGGTGTTGGCGGTGCCGGTATCCGATGCGACCGTCAGCGACGACTGCTGGATTGCGTGGAGCAAATCGGCCGGCAGGATTGGCGCGTTTGCCGCCTGAGTGATGTTGCCGGCCGTGATCGTGGATTGACCATTGGCGACGGTCACCACCCACAGGCCCGTATAGCCAGCATCCGGCGCCGGCGTGGTCTGGCTGCCGGTGGTTGCGGCGATGCCGGCCTTGGCCGACAGCGTTACGATGCCCTTGCGTGTCGTGTACTGCGGTGTTCCGCTGTTATTCGGGCCAGACCAAGCTTGCGACGGATTGCTGGCGTTGTAATACGGCAGCGCTGTGTTGTCGGTATCCGAATCCTGGTAAGTCGCTTGGATCAGGTAGTTGATGCTTTGGCCGCCAGTGCCAGGCGCTGGGCAACTCAGCGTGACAGCATCCAGCGAGATGCCTTGTTTCAGGATGCTATGCGTCGTGTCCGCGGCCAACGACGAGTAGGCATTCGCGTCCACGTTGACCATGCTGTACATATCGCCTGGGTTGACGTTCACCTGCAGCGAGGCGGGCGACGTCGGCACGCACGCCAGACCGTTCACAATGGTCGACGTGCCGAGCATCGCGGCTGCGAGCTTGGCTACAGCCAGCATGCCGAACTTATTGGTCCGGAGAACGTCGGTTTCCAGAGGAATTTGCCCGGGATAAACGATGACGCGATCCATCGCGACTCCATAAAAAAAGGCGCTCGAAGGCGCCTTGCGTGGTTATGTTTGGTTAATCAGTTCGCAATGCGGGTCCAGATGACAGTGCCGGCTGGTTTCACAGAATCCACTGCTGAGTAGATGTCCGCGTCGCTCACCGCGCCTTGAATCATCGACAGTGAGGCATATTCCTCTTGGGATGCCGTGTTGTAGGCACCGGTCGAGTAGCCGTAGCCAGCGATGTTCGGGATGCCAGTGCCTGCTGGCCGGTACGCAATCACGAATGCCTGAAACGGCATCTGCATCGAGCCATACGACCCTGCCACGCCGTAGCCGATGTATGGACCGCCATACACGCCGGTATCCAGCGGTCGCAGTGGCTCAATGATCGTCGGCGTGCGGCCGGTCAGATCCTGCAGAATCTTGATGAGCCCCGCGCGCGTCGCACGCTCGCGAAACAGATTTATCAGGATGCGATTGCGGAAAGACGTATCGGACTGGTTTGCCGCCCGCAGCAGCGCGGAGCCGAAGAAGTCCGCCGCGATCATGTCCAGCCATCCATCAGTGGATGTCTTGATCCGCGTCTGCAGCCGGCCGTACGCCAACAGGCTGTAGAAGTAGGCGAGCGCGTATGCCAGCCCCTGCAGCAGTCCGTTCAGCACCGGCGACGTCGCTTCGTCGCCAAACCACGGGGGCAACTGCGAGCGCATCCGGCGGTAGATGTCTTGTTGGTCACCTGTCGCCATTACGCCACCGTGATCGTGCCGGCCTTGATGACCTGCTGGCTCGTGGCCGCCACGTCAGCGGTGCCGCTGTTCAGTGTCACGCCTGTAACGTTCGTCACCCCAGGGGAAGCGTCGTACGCCACCTGTGCAAGCCTGGAGAACGGGAGCGTCGTGCCCAGCGGCAGCGCGTTGATGTACGACGTCAGCGCGTTCTTGACCACCAGCGCAGTCGCCGTGTGGTCGTAGCCGGCAGCCGTTGTGATCGTCATCGCGACGCTGGCGTTTACCACCACCGGAGCAAACACGCCGAACGTGCTTGTCAGCGGGCGCACAGCATCGATGGCATTGGCCACGCTGGCGAGCAGCGCACTCGACGGCGAGCCGGTGCCGTCGTCCACCACCACATAGAAATAGCCGTATTGCGTGGCGCCAGCGTAAGTTTGATTCTCGACAAGCGAGTACACCAAGCCCTGCTTCAGCGAGGTGATGGCATATCCGACTGCGTTATTTGTCGCCTTAGACAGGCTCGCCACGTACGCAATGAAGCGCGTGCGCAGCGCCGCGTCCGACTCGGCATCAGCGCCGTTCGTGAATGCAGTCGTATTGGTCACCGTATCGACGCCCGAGATCGCGCCAGCGATGACGGAAACCGACCCTGCGACGGCGTTACCGGCAGCACCAGCGGTGAGCGCCTGAACCGGCACTGTCACGTTTCCGACGCCGGCCGCGATGACATATCCGCCCAGACCTGCGTTGTATGCGGGGTTCGTCGTGTCGATCGTAACGGTGAATTGCTGGGTGCCGTCGGCCGTCTGCACGGTCGCGCCCACGGGCACCAGGACCTGCTGAGTCGTAGTGAACCGGGAGAATGTGACGATCCCCGTGGCCGACACCGCAGGCAAGCGCGTCACGCCGAAGTCATCGACCCATGAATCTAGGTCCGTGCCACTCGACGTCGCCGCGCGAGTGATGGCCAGCACCTGCATAAGCAGGCCCTGCAGCCACACCACAACCGCTGCGTTCGCCTCGACCACCGCGCGCAGGACTGATCCGACTGTGAGATCGACCAGCACTTTCGCGTAGCCCTGGATCGCGGAAACCTGGTTCCGGACGAGCGTCACCCAATCCTGCGTCTGCAAGCTGGCCATGTCAGTTGTTTACGTTGAATTTGAGAGTTACAGGCCGGCGCGTAACCGAACTGGTGTAGCGGATGTGCACGCTCACGCCGTTCGTGATGGCGGCGACGTCGACTTCCGGCTCAGGCGTCTGCGCGACGCCATCTTCCTGCTTGACCTGCGAGCGGATCAACCCGCGGAGCGCGCCGATGTCCAGCGTCTGGCCGATCTTCTGCGGTAGGCCCGCGCCGTACGTCGGATGGAAGATGTAATCGCCATGGTTCGTCACCAGCCGGCGCACGATCCGCTGCTGGGTGCGTGTATCCGCGTTCGCCACGCCGATGTCGCCGGTCGGAGACGTGCCGATGTCGCCCCCCACCCAGTGGTTGACGTCGTTTAGGAGTTGCTGAGTCATTAGCCGCCCTTGACGGTTGTCGTGACGTGCGATGCACCCATTTGCTGGTTCGGTGCCGACGTGTTTCCACCATCATGCTCAGGGTGGGTATGGCTGTTGAACAGCGACATGAAGGCCGACGTAACGAATGCCAACAGGGACTGGCCGCTCGCACCCAATTGAATCGAAGGCGCGGTGATATTTGCATACCCACCGGCCTGAACGTTCACGTTGCCAGTGGCCTGGATGTTGATCGTCGGGCCCGAAGCATCAATCTCGACTTGGCTGTTGATGAGCAGCTTTCCGTCATTCGTGAGTTTCACGTACGAACCGGACTGATGCGTCAGGAAAAACTCGCCAGACTGCGCGCCGGTCGGCCGCTGCTGATCGCTGAACAGCCGCGCGCAGATGTAGCCGTTCTCGATCTCGCCGCCGAAGAACTGCACTTCGACCTGATCGCCAGGGCTCACGGGTGCATCCATGCCCCATCCGTTCCCAACCCATGGCGATGTGACTGGCAGCCAGCCGGTCAGCGAACGATCTGGGTTGTCCGGGTCGACGGGCTCAAGACGCACGCGCGCCGACGCCGTTCCAGGGTCATAGCTGGTGACAGTTCCCACTCGGCTATCGGCGCGTCCGGCCTGCGCAAGCTGCGCGGCCAAGGCCATATGGTTCCGGAGCTGCAGCATCATAGGGTTGGCACCGATTCCGGGTTCACGTTCTTGGCAGAGACATCCATGTCATAGCCTTGGTCGATGCTCATGCTCCGTGTGATGCCGTCGACGTAGTAGTCCTGATCGAACTTCGTGCCGGTACCGGACAGGCGCACCATGGCTGCCTGCGTCAGGATGTTGTCCGCCGGCAGCCGAGCGCGCAGCTTCATCTCGTGCTGCGTGATTTCCTTGTGCGTCTTCTGAGCCAGCGCCAGCGCGCTGGCCTGATCGAGACCGCCGCGCACGATCTTGTAAATCTGGGTATTGCCGAATGGCGACGCCTTGCCTGCCTGGGTGCCCTTCCCTTTACTCGGGTAGTACGCGACAAAGCCCTTCTTCTGCTTGGCATTCCACGAGCGAACCACGACCGTGACGCCCTTTGCGACCGTCAAGCTGCGCGATGTACGCAGATCCTTGACGTTTGCTGATGGATTACCCGATTCGTCGATCTCCCAGCGGAGTTCGTATGGCTCTGCCGGCGCCGGTGGCCGCGGGCCTAAGTTCAAGGTCTTGCCGGTCACGTAACAGACGAATCCCTCCTGCTGCGCCAGCCACGTGAGCAAATCCCACTCGCTGCGCTGATCCGTCATGCTCACGTGGTCGTGGGCGTACAGGTTGCCCACAGGCGTGGTGGTAGCCGGCCCTGACACACCCAGCCCATGGCTAGCGGCGAGCTTCGCCGCCACCTGAGACGACGTCAGATTCTGGTACTGGATCGTCGTCTTGGCATCGATGAACACCGCCGTCAGGTCGCGGCCGGTCAGCGAGAGCATCGTCGACACCGGGTCGTACTCGACGTCGTCGATTCGCCCGTAGATCAAACTGTCGAGATCGGCCTCGGTGTAGTTGAAAGGGTCAGCCGGGAATCCGGCCAGGATCTCGATGAACGCCTCGCTCTGGCTCGAAAACCAATTCACGTCGACGGATTCCGGCAGCACGCTTGCCGCAATGCTCACGCGGAAGGTGTCCGCCTGGTAAAAGGTGTTGTTGTCGACCACCCAGCTCACCCACGGCACGATCACCGGCGGCGGATATACGCCGTTCACTGCCGCACCGGTCACCTTCACGATGGCGCGCGGCTGGCGCACCTCTGGCAGTGCAGGTAGGACGTTCAGGCTCATGGGCAAGAAAAAGCCCCGCACGCGGCGGGGCTGATGGGGTCTTGGTTGCTTCGGCTATGCGTTCAGCACGCCGCCGACGGCATCTTTCGACGGCGGGATCGTCACCGTCTGAATGCCGGTGATTTGCGGATCGCCGCCGAGCTGCGGGTTAGCCTTGGCGAGGCCGGTCCATGCCATGGCGTCGCCATATTCCTTCGCGGCCATCTGCATGAGGTTGCCGCCGGCCACGGTCTGCTGCTTCGCGCTGCTATAGATCGATCCGATGTTGCCTTGAATGCGCCCGACGACGCGGTCCAACTGCACCAGCGTCGGCAGGTTCTGCGCCGCGACGATTTGCTGTGTGATCTTGCTGACCTGCGTGCTGATCGGGTTGTTCGGCAGGATGCCGCCCAGTGTCGTCACATTCATCAGCGTGTTGTTCGTCTGCGCGATCAGCGTCTGAGTCTGCGTGCGGAACGCGGCGATCGGCTGCAACACGCCATTGAGCGTCGACTGCGCCGCGTTGGCAAAACTCGACACGCCTTGGATGGCCGATTGCATCGTGCTGAAAGCGCTGTCGAGCCCCAGCCCGCTCACCGTCGACATGAGGCCCGATGCGATGCCAATGTCGCCTGAGATCAGGTCATCCACACCGGGTATTCCTTGGCCGGCCGTCGACATGGTCAGATCTTCTACAACCTCGCACGTGATGCGGTACGGGATTTGGTAGAAGCGCTGGAAATCAGCATTGAACGACTGCACCACAACCGCGAACGACAGTTCCGACCACTGCAGCAGTTGCGAAACGCCCTCGGCGCGCATTGCGTCGAGTTGGCGTGCGCGCGCCAGGGCGTTCTCGCCGCGCAGCCAACCAGACCAACTGATCGGCTCAGTGAAGCCACCCATGGCGTCCACGATCCGCGTCCCGCCGACGAGGTCATGGCGCACCAGGCGCTGCACCCCGCCAAACGGGATCGACTCTGGGATTTCCTGCTGCTGGAACTGGAAATCACCGAGCTGGAGGATGAGGTCTGGCATGGGTTACCTGAGTCCTACGGGGCGCAAGTTCATCACCGAATCGAACGTGCCCGGGCCGGTCTGCGGCCGCGCGAGTTCCTTGGCTTGATGCAAAGAGGTGGCTTCCGCGATCACGCGGCCGTCAAGCTTGATGTCGGTTTTGACCTGAACCATGCTTTGGCCTTTTCCGGCTACTGGATTGATGGGCTTTGCCTCAGCATTGCCAGACATCATCCGGTAAGGCCAAGAAAGGAAAGAAAGAGCGCCCTTACTGACATCGGCGAACGTCTGACCGCTGGAACTGTTCTTGACCGCCTCACTTGCGCCAGCGATTGAGCGTAGGATGCTTGCGCCATCCTTGAGCATCTCTGTCGCAGCTGGCAGAACGTTTTTGCCGAACTCCGTTTTGAAGTCCTTCCATGCCGCCATGAACTCGTCCTCGGCGCCTTGGGGGCTTTTCTTGTACAGATCCTCGAGTTCCTTGATGCCCATCGCGCCTTCCGTGACCGCGATGTTCTTCTCGATCTTGTGGCGCTGGAGGTACATCTGCGAAAAGGCGTTGCTGGCCGTGCGCTGGCTGAAGATGGTGTTCAGCTCGTTGACGATCTGGTCATCGGTGATGGCATCACCCTTGATGATCCCGTCCTTCCCGCGGATACCCTTGTTCCGGATTGCCGGGATCAGCACCTGCAGCAGCCACTGTAACTTCGATTGGTTGTACAGATCCTCGTTGACCAGAGCGCCCGGCAGCACCTGCTTGATCGTGCCGATCTTCGTGTACTCGATCATGCGCGGATCAATCAGGCCAAGCCGAGCGGCCTCCTGCATCGACTTCAGTGCGCCGCGCCCCATGGCCAGGTTCTGGTGCGCACTCATCAGTGCGGTACCGAACCGAGAGCCGCCCATTTCCTGAATCATGGGGGCCGACTCTTCGTAGAAGGCCTTGTTCGACAGCAGCCGCGCAGCCACGCCGCCGGTCTTCATGAACGCCAGCATGTCGGTCGGCGTCACCAAGCCGGCAGAGCCAGTCAGCGTCTTCTGCGCGAAGTCGGCTTGCTTGAACATCTCCGCTTCGGAAGACGTGCCGCCGCGCAGTTCGATGACCTTGCCCAGCGCCTGGAAGGTCTTCGTGTCGAACTTGTTGCCCTCTTCGCCAAACACGCCGCGGTTAGCCGCCAGCATGCGCGAGAACAGCGGGGTGACGGCCTTTGCTTCACCGTAATGCCCCATGACCTCGTGCATGTCGCGCAGGATGGTCATGCGCTCGACCATCGACACGCCGAACTGCTTCGTGCCGCGGGCGAAGGCATCCGCGTCCTTGTTGACCGCATCACCCAGATTCAGCGTGCGGAACCGGGCGAAGGCCATTTCGTAGTCTTTGGCAGCCTCGTAGAGCTGGTGGCCGACGTAGACCGTGGCGCCGGCAGCGGCCAGCGGCACGAGCATGTTCGTCGACATCCCCATGCCGACGCCGCCGATGCCGAAGCCGTTCGGGCCGACGTGCATGTTGCCGCCGTGGATGTGGCCACCGTACCGGCCGCCACGGCCGCCCCTGCCGCCACCGGGAGGCGGCAGAATCGGATTCACGCCGCCGCCGGGAACGCGCCCAGCAGCCCGCATGGCCGCGATCTTGCGCGCCAAGGAGTCTGCCTCGACGTTGGCCCGGGCCAGTTCAGCCTCCAGGCCAATGCCGCCCTTGGCGACGGTGCCCTGGATCTTCCGCAGGTTCTGGCCAACTTTCAGAGCCTGATTGCTGACGCCCTTCAGGGCCACATCCACCTGCTGGCTGGCAATGGCGAGGTTCCGAACCCCGATTACTTCTGAGCCCATTTTCTGCAGGCGCTTGTTGACCTGCAGGGCCAGGGAATCAAGCTTCTTGAAGCCGGCCTCCAGTTTCACCAGGCCCGGCGTGATCAGGTCGTTCAGCTTGACCGTCGTGCCGATCAAGTATGCGTCAATCATGGCAGCCTATACTGGTGACTTTGGTGCAATTGGGAGCCGATATGCTCCGTTCGAAAGCGTTTTTCCGGCTCCACGAATGGCTCGCCGACCGGGTGTCGTTCATCCAGTACCCGAAACCTCGCGCATACCCTGTCGGGGCGCCTACTTGGACGCTCGCACGACGCTGGCGAAACCGGCCGCCGATGCCGTGGCCGGCCGCCGTCGTTCCGCCGCCACTGATGTTGTTCGTGCCCGGCGGCGTGTATTTGGCGATCGCCTACATCGCCTTTCTCTTCATTTACTACCGCCGGCCGCGATAACCGGACGTCGCCAGCCGTGCCCGGCAACCCAAGCAAAGACGGTGCGACCGATCAGGCTTTGAACGCGCTCCCGACTGTGGATCGCTGCCGGACCGAATACAGGGCGCGGCGGCTGCGTGGGCGTGCCCTGGTCGAACCAGAGTAGATGCGGGTCCGGCGAGCCGATCACGGTTGTCGCCCCATCCACGATCCGTAGAATTGAGGCCCGCGTAATCGACGCCTGCATTTCGCCGCTTCGATAGCCTGGGTCATTCTCAGAGAACCCGAGCCGCGCCCGCTGCGCCTGCGTTGACTCGGCCAGTTCTTCCCACGCTGGGTAAGGGCCGACTGCTGACTGGTAGTCGCCGATCATGCCCTGCGCCGTCTTCTGGATCTCGGCCGCGCCGAGGTCGAGAGCGTGGTGCACTACAGCCGGCCCAGTCGCAGCCAGCTTGGCGAGATGCGCGGCGAACGCTCCGAAGCTGTTGAAGGTCTTCATGTTCTGGACACGAACTCACGCCGGTCGAAGTCGAATTCCTTGCCGGACTCCTGCTCCGACAGGATGATCGCCAGCGCCGTGCGCCACGTGTCATCCATCGAGAACGCCACGTCAAACGGGACGTTATGGCTCGTGAGCCACATTGCATCCCGTATCGCGACGTCCCTTACGATTTTTTTACCGCTTCGTCGCTGACCTCCCCGCCGCCAATGCCGAACTTGCCGGGCAATGCCTTGGAAATCGCTTCCAAGCCGTGATCGTCCAGGCGCTGATAGAGCGCCTCGATCTCGTTCTTGGTGCGCGGCGTAGCAACGGCCTCGCCGTTGATCGCGGCGACATACATCAGTTGCGAGGTGATGCCGACCCAGAGCGGGTTGCTCGACGATTCGCCCATGGCCTCGATGAAGCGCAGCTTGGCAATCGGGCTAGGCTTGCGGAGGGTGATGGTGCGGCCCGTCGAATCGGCGGCGGTTACCTCAGCAGCTGCATCGGCCAGGATTTGTTGCGACGGCGTCGGCGCGGTGTTGTCGATAGTGACTTGCATTAGGAGACCTTGATGCGGCGCGAGGCCACGAAGCTGATCGATTGTTTGATGGTGGCATCGCCAGCGCGCGTCCCAGCATCGTCCAGGGTCATGAGCACGCCGTCATAGCGGAACTGCGAGATGGCGCCGTTGGCTTCCTGGATCGTTTCATAGATCTGGGCTGCCTGTTCGTTGATGCCGGCGTAGTAGCCGGCTTCGAGTTGGGCGAAGTAGTTGTCAAGCGTGGCGTCCTGACGCTCGATGCTGAAGCCGCCACTCCAGCCGTCGAAGAAGCGGATGTGGTCGGTGATGCCGTCCAGGCGCTTGACGCGCACGTCGGTCACATCCTGCTTGCTCTTGAATTCGGTGATCTTGTTCGGCTGCAGCGCGCCAGTGGACGTCTGGATGACCAGCGTGTAGTCGCGCCCGACCGAGTAACCTTGAATCGGCATTGCGTTCTCCGGAATGAGAGCGCCCCGCACTCGGCGGGGCAATCAGATGTGGTGTGGGCGTTACTGGTTGCTGGTCGACGTGCGGATAACCGTGGCCTGCGAGCCTTCCACGTTCACGAGGAACTTCTCGATGACCGACAGGTAGACGACTTTCACATCGGCCTGCATATAGCCAAGCGCCACGCGGTTCATCGGGTTGTTGTTGGCGTCGATCTGCACCGAGAACGCCGGGCCGCCGTTGACGGCGCCGATCATCCCCTGCTGCTCCATCGAGCTGAAGAAGTTCGACAGCGTGGCGGCTGCCTGCGCGCGAACGGTGACCGACTGCAGCTGACCCACGTACTTGCCCATGCCAGCATTGATCGTGCTGGCGATGTAGTTCGTCATGCGGGTGTAGTTGTCACCCTGCGTGAGCGCGTTCGAGCTGCTGTTGTGGCCCGAGCGGCAGCCGAAGTACGAGCCGCCAGGTACCGGGTTGGTGACCAGGTCGATGCCGGCCTGAATCAGCGTCTGTAGCTCAGCCGAGCTGTACGTCTGGTTGGCGTACGACTTCTGCGTGCCGACAACACCGTAGATCGGCTTGTTCAGGCTACTGTTCTGCGGCGACAGGTTGGCAAGCAGTCCAGCGACGAACGCCTGCGGCGAGACCAGGCGGGTCACGCCGTTGACCGTGTCCAGCCAATACACCCAGTCACCGAACAGCAGTTTGAAGGCGTAGCTGTCGATGCCGGCCGTGCTCTTGGTGCTGACCGCGTTGGTGATCGTGTCGCCGGCCGGGCCAACACCGATCATGTAGATGCCTTCGGACAGCCCGAAGGACACCTGCGTCGCCCATGTCGTCGAATCGGAGCAGTCGGCGAGCATGGCCACCGACACGCCTTGATTCCGCAGCGCGTACATGCCCTTTCGCGGGATCGTGTCCTGGCCGATCAGCACCGAGCCAGAGATGGTCGTGGCACCATCCATGCCGCCCGACAGCGTGAAGCTGGCGGCCACCGGTGCCGTGGTGCCGGCGCCTGCCGCCGCCGTGATGATTTGCGACGGGCCGCGCTGCACGCTGGTGCCGTTGTTGATCGCCGTTGCGATGGCCGCCCACAGCGCGTTGCCCGACAGGGCCGAGCCGATGTTGTCAAACACTTCGGGGTTGAGCGTCGGCGCGGCCACAGTCACCTTCCAGGTGTTCGCGGCGCTGCCAGTGGCCAGGGCGACCGTCACGGTGTTGCCCAGCGTGCCGGTGTACTTGGCGGTCAGCGTCAGGCAGTTGGTCTGCACCGCTGCCGTTGCGGCCGTGTCAGTGCCGTCTGTCACGCGCACGCAGCGGAAGTTGTTGGCGCCCTGCTGGACCGCCACCGCGACAGCCGTGCCCATGTCGTACGTGCGATTCTGGATCGCGCCAAAGGCCTGGGCGTACATGGCCATGTTGCCGATGATGGTCGGCGAGTTGGTCGGGCCCCAGGTTGCTGTGCCGACGACGCCCAGCACGTTGGTGGGCACGCCGTTGAGCAACGCCACCTGCGGCGGAACAATCTGGACGTACAAGTCCGGGACGATGAGGGCAGTCGTGTTGATACTGCCGGCCTGAACAATAGGCATGGTTGTTTATCCCAAAAAAAAACCCGCGAATGCGGGCTGGTGTTTGGTGGTGATGATGCTTACGGCATATCAGGCCAATGCCTATTGCCTTTCTTGCGATTGGTTCTTCGCCTTCGGAGGCGCGTCGTCGGCAACCTGCACGACGAATGCGGACTGCTCGCTGGCCAGCACAGCCTGGATGGCGTCCTGGTCAGTGATCTCCTCGCCCTGCTTGTAGGTGCCAAACGGCACGGTCACAACCAGCTTCATGGTCACTCCACGATGGTCTTGATGGGGAATTGCGCGTCGAGCGAGGGGCCGGCGCTGACGTTCTCGACAGTTGCGGTGATCTGCGTGAGCGTCTGGCTCTGGAACGTCGAAAACTCCGCGGCGTAAATCAGGTCGCGTCGGTAGATGCCTTCCTTCTGTAGGCTGTCGTCCTGGCGGCTGCTCTTGTAGCGCAGCGGCGCGGTCGACTGGTCGGCCAGCGTGAGCTTCGTAATGCCAGACAGCGCCGAATCGATCGCTGCGGCAATCGGATCACGCTGGTCAAAGCAGTTGGCCCAGACCGTGACCATAAAGCCCTGCTCCTGCCGGCGCGTCTCGCGCACCGCGACGCCCTGGCCGCCGACACGAGGCGAAATGTATTTCGCGCCCGGGATTGTCACCACCGCGCCGGCCGCCGTCGCCGTCTGGTCAACGTTCACCAGCGCAGCGAGCGCGGCGGCGATGCCGGCCAGCGTGTCGCCAGCCTGCACCGCATAGACGTATGCCTTGTTGTCGAGCACCAGCGCCGCGTTCTGCGGCGTGCTGACCGATCCACCGACCGTCACGGCCTGGCCGGACAGCGTCAGCGTGATGGTATTAACCGGTGCCGTCGGCGTCGACCAATCGGACATGCTCGAATCGACCACGCGCAGCATGTTCGGCTGCGGGAAGACCGACACATTGACCTTGCCGGCGGCGAGATCCGCGCGCAACTGCACCGAATCAGGCCAGCCGCTGTACACCGCTACCGCTGCGCCGGTTATCGACGGCTGGCTCGTCCCATTGGGGTACACGATGCCGGCAATCGCCGTCACCAGTGCGCCGGAAACGTCGGAAATGTCTGCCATGTTACGGATGCGCCTCGCTGACGTTCAGCTTCCAGCCTTGATCGGTCCGCTGTACGCCGGCCACCTGAAAGCGTCGAGCCATGTCGTCGAGCACGATGTCGCCAGCGCCGAGCGTCACGGGGATGCTGGCCGGCAGCATGATGACGAAGCCGTGTTCGTCTGCCGAGGTCGGCAGCACGTCGTACTTCCGCGTGCGGCCGCCGAACAGGATCGAAACCGGCCAGCCAGCGCCGCCCTTGGTGCCGAGCACATAGGCATCTTCGGTCGCACACTTGCCGGAATAGCCCACGGCACCCACCCCGCTCGGCGTCGTCGTGCGCGTCACCCATACCTTTGCGTTGCACTCCACCGTGAGGATGGGCAACTCGTCCTGCATCCCAGCGATGAAATGCAGGTTCGTGCCGCGCTGCAGGTAGTCGCCCACCTGCGTGAGCCGGCCGTCGATCAGGCAGTACCAGAACGGCTTATCCGGCAGATTCGGCTTTGTGTACGTCCAGTCTTGGGCATTGAACGAGGCGTTCAGGCTGGCGACCTTGTTGGTTAGCGGGTCGGCCGCGCCGGCTGGGCGGTACACGTCATAGACGTAGCCGATGCGGAGCGCTGCCTTTGCGTAGCCGGCATAGATCTTGGCCTGCAGCTTGGCTGCGTTCATCGGTTTTCCTCAATCAAGGCTCAGCGCATCGATGCCGTTTCCGCAGTCGGTCTGAAAGTGGCATGCCACTGACACTGCCTCTATCGCGGAGCAGCCGAGATACATTGCTGCCTCCGCGAAGTCACGGCCAGAGCCGAAGGCGATCTTCTCTTGCTCGATCGGCATCGTAAATGGCCCAGTGCTATACACCGCGACGCCACTTCTCCCGATCACAATCAACGACGCGTTATCTTCGCGAGCCTTTTCCGGGAAATCGCGCGGCACAGCGCCAGCCTTGAGCCACTCGCGCAGCTCTACCGCAACATCCCAGTCTCCAGTCATCGCGAGCAGCAGTTCGCCGCTGCGCTGAATCTTGGTGACGGTGCGCGCCAGCCCGACCGACGTCGCGCGCTTGTCGGCCGCCAACGTCTTTCCATCCCACGCGATCACCGTCATGTCAGGCCCTGCCGATGGTGATGCCGCCATCGCCCAATGCTGGGCCAGGCGGAATGCCGATGAAGCCGCACATGCGGCGACGCCACGAGTCGAAAAGCCGGTCTCGATCACGCTGCTCGTTCGGGTTGTGCACCCACACTGCAGCCTCATCGGTATCCAGGTTGTCGCCAGTCGTCGTGATGGCCTCTTCCATCGCCGCAAGGTTGGTGAGGAAGACGTTGATCAGCGTCGTCTCTTCCTCCGGCCGGAGGTTGGTCAGTCGATGATTCAGTGTCTGCCACGTGCCAGGCGATACCCACCCGTAGGCGAAGTCCCGATTGTCATCGACAACCGAGTCCGCGAGCAGTGGGTAGCCGGCGTAGCGCCGCACGTCCGAAAGCTGCTGCGCGGTCAGCATTTATTCGATCTCCCAGCCGCCCGGACGGTAGTTGTCCACCTCGTCGGGGTGCACTTGAGCGCTATGCGGCTCGGGATACTGCTCGGGGTCGCGCACCATCGTGACGAACTCGATTTCGTCTTGATCCTTGGATGCGCCGGCCAAGATCTTCGCCTGCTCTTCTGCCGACAGGGCGTTGAAATGCTCCTCGGTCAAGCCTGCGGCTGCCAGCGCTGCGGCGCGTGCGTCGGCTGACTTGGCCACAGTCTTTTTTGGGGTTCCTGCCATGGGAATCTCCTGTGACGCGGCGCCCGGAGCATCCGCCCTGGGCGCCGCGGCGCGTGCGTCGGCCGATTAGCCGAGCAGCAGCGCGGTGTGTTCCGGCTTGATGTTGGCCGCACCGTATGCGATCGACACTTCGTAGCGAACGCGGCGGTATTGCTTGTACATCGCCACTTCGAACGCCAGGCCGCTGCGCGGATCGGTCAGCATGATGCGGTCATCTGCCATGTCGCCTTCCTCCGGCAGGGCGGGTGCGCGGGTGGCGAGGACGATCGCCGAACGCGCGAAGCCCATATTTGCCGTGAAGCCGGCAGCGACCACCACAGCAGTTCCGGTATTCACCGCCTTCATCAGGCCAGGAGCCGCAATCGTGAACGCGCCACCAGACAGAGCCGAGGCCACGACATACTTGTAGCCGTCGCCGAACGACACGACATCACCGGCCAGCACAGTGCCGCTGCCGGTTTGCACCGGAATCGACGTTGCGCCCTTGGCCAGCGCGCCGTTGGTGACGTAGCTGGCGCCAGTGCCAGAGGTGTGCGCGTTGACACCGGCCGATTCGCGAACGTTGAAGCCGTGCAGTTCCAGCAGTGTGCCTTGCGCGCGCAGCTCGGTCGTGCCGGCTTCATTTGCCTTCGTGAGTTGTGCCAGCGAGCGAACTTTGGCGCCCGCCGTGGTGTCGATCACGAGTTGCAGATCGCTCAGCGCAGCGCCATTGTCCGAGAGGATCTTGCGCACCTGAGCAGGATCGCTCAGATCGGACGCAAACGGGGTCGTACCAGCGGTGCCCCAGGCACGCGATGTCGAGACGGCAAGACCGCCAACGAACGTTTCGATCTCGTTGGTCAGCGTGCGGAAGGCCTGCGCAATCTGGTTGCGACGAATGTTCGCGTAGCCCGGGCCGCTGTTCACGCCCTTTTGCTCTTCACCGGTCCAACGGAACGGAACAGTGCGCGACTTGGTAATCGTCAGCGGGTTGTTGCCGATGTTTTGGTCACCGTCGTCGGGCGGCAGTTGGCCCGGCGTGACGTCCTCAGCGGCGGCAGCAGGCGCGATCGGCACGCGAACGGCTTGGTTCAAAGCGGCGCGCTCGGCCGATGCGTCAAGCGTGACGGATGGGATGAGCCCGACCAGTTCTCGCGAAACCACATCCAGTGCCTCGTACAGATCAGGCACGAGCGACGTGAGCGTGTTTGAGCCCGCAACGAAGCCGTCACGCATCGGTCGCGCGACCTGGTCGACCAGCGCTTCATACAGCCACGCACCGACCTTGGCCATGGTGGCCATGGGGTAGACGGCCGCAACGGCCGCAAACGCCGCGAGCGCCAGCACGCGGACCTTGGAGATGATGCTTTTCATGTGGGCAGACCCTCAAATGAAAAAACCGCCCGGAGGCGGTCTGCTTTTCGATGGTTGGACTCTCAATCCGTGATGGTTACGTTCGGGTCCCGGGCCGTCTTAGACTGCTCGGCGGGCGGCAGACCTTCCAGTTCCGCGCGGCTGATCGTGCGTTTGCCACCATTGCCGCCGCCGCCGCCGCCGGATGCACCCCCACCCGATGCGCCCGTGCCCTTCAGGATGGTGTCCCGGTGGGGGTAGTGCTCGATGAGGACTTCCAGCGCTTCGTCGAAGGCTGCCAGTTCGCCAGGATTGGTGCGGCTAAAGATCTTGTTGCCGGACTTGTCGTACGCGACGACATTGCCGTTCTCGACCTTGAACGCGTCACCGAATCGGGCCTGCACGAGGTCGGCCGGGATGGTCAACTTGTCCGTGATCAGCTTGGAACGCGCGAAACTGCCGCCGACCTTTTCCTGCACCAAAGCCGACTGAAGATCATCACGCTCCTTCATAACCGGCGCGTACTTCTCTTCGACTGCCTTGATTGCTTCGGCCTTCACCCGCTCGACTTCGCCGGCATCCACCAGCTTCTTGTCGTCCAGGTTCTTGACGATCGTCAGAGCCTTCGCCGCAGCGGCCGCATCGGTCAAACCGGCGTCCTTGAACGGCTTCAGCGCAGCTTCTGCAGCTTCCTTCGCTTCGCGGTGCGTCTTGGCCTCGCCGTTCAGCCGTCCGATCGTAGCGACCGTGCCGTCACCGTCGAACGGCGCTTCTTTGCCGTCGGGATGAACGAACACGGGCAGCTTCTGACCGTTGACTTCCTGCAGAACGATGTGACCTTCAGCGTCGTACTTGAATGGCATGGTGGCTTACTCCGGGCATCCGCCCTGTGTTCCTGTGCGGCATCCGCCGCGTTTCGTCCTCAAGCATCCGCCGTCTGGACACGAAAAAGGCCGCAGGGGTTAGCTGCGGCCTTGGTTAATCGGTGCGGCGCCGGGCCGCTCAGTCGTTGATCTGTGGATCCCCGGGCTTCGGCAGGTTCTTCTTGATGCGCTCCTGCTCGCCGGCCCAGTCCAATTCCGGACTCACAACGCCACGGCGCTGGGTTTCGCGGAACAGCGTCTCGTCCGACAGCGTGCCGTCGACGTTCATGTCGCGCAGCAGTTCGAGCGATGCCTCGGCCAGCGAGGCGACGCCGAAGTCCTGGAAGATCTGGATGTGACCACCTTCCTGCTCGCCAACCCACTCGGCGGCGAGCTGCAAAGCGCCATCCAGGCTGTCTTCTAGTCCCTGAACGATCCGCTGCAGCGCGCAGGTGCCGGGTTCGTTGTCTGCGCGCGTCTGCGTAACGCTGGTGTTGCCGGGCTTGATGACCAGCAGCTCGGCGCCGATCTGGCGCATGCGGTCTTCAAGATCAAGCAACGAAAGCCGCCCTGCTTCGATGGCTGCGCCGGTGTGTTCGACGTACTTCAGGTCGCCGTTTTCATCTTCGCACTTGACCGCCGCAGCACCGCCCACGGTGATCTTGTTGTCGCCGAGCATCTTGGCGAACAGGATAGGCACCCGCGCAACGTGCAGGATGGTCTGCTGATCGCTCTTGGACTGCCAGTGTTCGACGTTCATGTGGGCCAGCTCGGCCAGCGGCGGCACGCCTGTCATGAAGCCGGTGCGCTTGCCGTAGAACGGGACGAACGGGATGCGTTTCAGGCTGACCTTGCCATCGTCATGCAAAATCCAGTCCGGATTGAGCGCATCGACGGACTTCTCCGACTTGCGCCAAACCTCCCACCGGCCCGGATATAGCACACGGACCTGCTCGATCTCGACCTCGCCGAATTCGCCGTCTTCCTCCACGACGGTTTCCAGCAAACGAAGCTGCGTCAGCGTCTCGACGCCATTGATGCGCTGCGATCGCCAGCCCAAGATGTTGCCGGCAAGGATCTGCACGAAGTAAGGCCGCACGCCCGCCTGTTTCTCATCGGCTAGCGTCTTGTAGAGCCGGCGGCCGCGCTTGTCCGTCGTCCTGGGGAAGTCGACCAGGATGCCGCCAATCCCGCGCGCCAGCGCCTCCATGCAGAGGCTATCGGCGAAGCTGTGCAGGTTGCGGCCCTGGAGATCGATGTCCTCCGACCATTTCTTGATGCGCGCAGGCACGTCATCACCGTAGGTGATCGGCTTGGCGAACGGCTTGCCCGTCAGAACCTCGACCGTGCGCGAGAACGCAGGGAACAGGGTCGCCGTGGCTACGCGGTTCTTGTAGGCATCGTCCAGCTCGTTCGGCCACTGCGGCAGATACCGCTTGCCAGCCTTGCGCATGGCCGATGTGCCGCCCATGAGGGCATCGATCAGCGGCCAGTCTTCGGCCATTACGGACACGGCCTTAGATGGTGTGCGGACGTCGCTCATGCGTGGGTTTTGGTTATGCGTGCAGGCTTTCGACCCGCGTTTCGCGTTTCACGATCGGGAACTCGTAATCGACCATGTAGCCGATGGCGGTCGTGATGTGCTGGTACTCCGTCTCATCCTCCAGAAAGGTTGAACCTTTCTTCAGTTGGACGGTGGCGAGGCCCTTGTGCGTGTATGGCGCCTGTTTCGTGTTGACGAACAACGAAATCTCGCCGGCCGCGTTCTTGATCTTCGCGCGCACGGCGTTCTGCCGATCTTTGATCGCCGGCGCGGCCTTTTTCACACGCCTGGTGAACTGCCACCCGTTTTCGCGCAGCACCTTTTCCATCTCGGTGTAATCCGAGGCGTGGCCATGCTTCTCGCCGGCACGCCCCGCAGGGTCGCCGTAGATGATCACGTGGCGATTCTTGTGCCCCTTGAATCGATCCACGAACTCCTGCGCAGATTGCCGAGACACGGCGGATGTCAAAACGATCTCTTCCAGCAGGAAAAGCGCGTCGCCGCGCCGCACCCCCACTCCGCTACTCAGCGGCGTGAAGTTGAAGTCGTGATACCAAAGCAGCTGCTCGTGAGGCTGGATCGTCTCGGTGGTGTAGTTCGCCGGGCTGTAGTCCTCGTAGATGCGCCCCGCAGCAGTCTCGAAACTTGCCTCGTATTCCTGCAGGAACTGCTTTTTCGACATCTGCCGCTGGGCAGCAGCGATCGTCTCGGCAGGCAGAATCTCCGAACTCTTCCAGTGGAACACCTTCCAGTCGGGATCGTTCGCAGTCTCCGCGTACTGCGCCATTTCGTAGTAGTGGTTCAGGCCATCGGGCACGCCGATGAGCCAGCACCACGCCTTGTACCCCGGGCGCGTCGGATTGAATGTGTCCAGCGCAGGGCGGATGTTCGCCTCCCACGCCTCCGCCTTGATGTCGGCGATTTCGTCGATCACGCCGCCGGACCAGAAAACACCCTCAATACGTTCGGGCCGATCCAGGCCGATCAACTGCACCTGCGTACCGTTGTCCATGAAGATGATCAACTCGGTCTCTGACGGCGGCTTCTTGCACAGGCTCGTCAGACACAGGCGCTTCATGTCCGCCCAGTAGATCTTCTTGACCTGGTCGCGGGTAGGCGCAGCGATGAAGTACATCTCATTGCTGTGCCGCATCGCCATCTTGGCGACAAATCGTTTCGCGCGTTCCGTCTTTCCCGACCGGCGCCCAGCGGGCACCACAGGGAAACGGACGCCATTTTCGACCGCGTGCAGCAGCTCGGTCTGCACCGGATGCTCGATCAGCTTGTACCAGCGATCAAGTTCCCGCTTCGTTTGCAGACTCAGGGCCATCAGTCAGGGAGGTGTGCCGCAATCTCCTTCAGCAACTGCGAGTTGTCGGATGGCGGCCGTTCTGTTTCAGCGAGCCCGTAGGCCTCACGCTCAAGGCTGATCAGCACTTTCAGCGTCTCGGCCAGCTTTTTCATGCCGTCGATCCGGCCGGCGCTGGAGATTACCTTGCGGTAGACGTCGTTGCGCTTGTCCTGGCCCTTGTCGTCTTCCGAGCGGAGGATTTCCCCCAACTCCTCGAACAGATCGACGTTGTCGGTCTCGACCTCCAGTTCCTCAAGGAGCGTCATGGCCAGCTTGCGAGCCCGGGCGATGTCCTGCCGGTGCGACATGCGGACACCCGCTATCACCTCGGCATTTGCCTCGACGATTACCCGCTCGGTTGCCGCAGTTTCCATGGCAACCGATTTGGCAACTTCGCGTTTGGCAACCAGCGCCTCGGCCTTAGCCTTGATCTTGGCGGCTAGGTCGCGCTCCCACCCTTCGGCCTTCGCGCGCTTCTGGATGGCGGTGTGGGAAATGCCTTGGGAGGATGCGATTTCCCGTACCGACAGCAGGCCGGCCCGGTAATCGGCTTCTATGCGCTCCCAGTCCGGCGCGGGCTTCTCAGACTGCGCCATGGCTTACTCAGGTTGTTGGTTGTGACGTCCCCAAAACAACGCGCCCGCCGGCCGAAGCCAAGCGGGCGCTAAGCGGGCGTGAGCCCGACCAAGGAGACACCGAGAGAACTATGTAACTGGTTGCGGAGGGTGGATTTGAACCACCGACCTTCGGGTTATGAGCCCGCCGCTCGTTCCGCTGAGCTACCCCGCAATATGGTTGAGGGCACCGTGTTTGCCTCGCCACGGTTATTCAAGGCAGGGCGCGCAATCCCATCCCCCTCACGGCTACGCTCGCACCCTCATTCGGCCTTCCGGGGATAGTCCGGGGCTTACTGCGAGAGCGCCACGCGCGGCCTTCGGGGCGTCGTCCCATCGGCGAGCGTATGCGTGAAGGTGCCGGTTGCGCCCGGCGTTCCCTGCTACAGGAACCGCTTCTCCACCCTTTCGGGCGAGTGCAGGTTGAGAGGCCGGCGATGATCTCCGGCATTCGAGATTTCACTTCAGCCGCTTCGAGCCGGCCTCCGCCGTCTTGCGCGCATCAGCCTGCGCATTCCCTCACCCAAACCGCCAGCCCGTTCGCCTGTCGGGACAAATCCCTGTTGGCGCGCTTAGCCCGGATGGGCAGCCTGCGGTTTGAGTGAAGCGGCTGGGTTCAGCCGTATAGGGCGCAGAGCCACACGCCCCACCAGAGGTACATCACGGTTGGAGCGAACATCAGTCGGCGTCCTTGGTGAACAGCGATTCGAGCCGCATGCGCGCCAGCGACATGCGTGCGAGCTTGCAGGCCTGTTCTCGCCGCGCTTCCGACACCTCCCGCTCCTGCTTGTCCTGCAACACCAACATGGGGTCGCGATACGACTTCTCAGGCAGCGCGGTGGAACGAAGCATGATCGGCGGCAAAAACGCAAAAGCCAGCTCTTCGCGGGCTTGAGAGGTAATCGGGATACGCTGGGCGGTCACATACGCCACACGGGGCGGTTATTGGCCGCGCCGGCCTCGGTCGTTGAAGAACGAGCAATCTGAGCCCGCAAAGCAAAAAGCCCGCTCAGTGGCGGGCTTGCTTGGATGCTGCGCTTCGTCTGAGGACAAGCATCCCTCCGAATGGATGCTGTCGCGGTCAGAGCCGGAAACGCCGCAAGGGCTTCAGTAATCTACGCGCAGGATAGTACAGATGTGCGGAGTTTACAAGGGGTCATTTGCCTTGGCGGCGCGTTTTTTCTTGAGCACAGCGGCGAGACCAGCCCGATCAACTTCAACCGCGCCATGGGCCACAGCCTGTGCGCGTTTCGCCTTGCAGATGTCGTAATGGCTGTGCGGCGTGCCGGCCTTCTGGTGCCAGCGGCGCGCCACTCCGATCTTGTCGGCCATCGCGTGCAGCTCCTCATCGGTGTCGGCCACCATGTGGAACATGACCATTCGGCCGTAGGGGGCGGCCATGTCATCTACGTAGACGGCCATCAGTCATCCCCCAACGCGCGCCTGACCTGCTTACCGACCAGGCCAGCGGCCCGGCAACCAGCTTCCGTAGCGTGGTAGTACGCCATGCCGCCGTCGCTGGTGTGGCCGAGACGCACAAGGCCCCGCACCTCCATGCGCTTCATTGCCTCAGTTGCGGGGCCACCGCTCGTCGCGTAGTAGTTGCGCCAGCCCCATTTCGTTTTGGGATAGTCGCCCGGCATGGCGCCAAGCATGTGCTGTAGCTTTCTCAGATCGTCTGCGGCGATTTCTGTGCGCTCAGACATGACAACCCCCATGCTTCGCTGGGGTTGCAGAGCGCAGGGCGGCATCGACTGCCTCTTCCGCACTTTTGAAGCGGCAGCGTTTCAAGAAGCCATCGTCTCTGGCACTCGGAAGAGGCTCATGCTCCCATTCCCCGTGCTTGTTCAGGTTTTCGCCGGATTTCTCGACTTTCCACAAATCGGGGCCGCGCATCTGGCGCGCCCTTTCGACCACCGCAATCCCGCATACCATGTACCGGTCCACCAAGACTTGCTTTCGCTCCAGCGCACGCGCCACACGAGCTGTAGCAGAGTCGACATGCGAATCATCGTTCGTGCACCGGAAGTGCTCGCAGACTGCGTCCAGTGCGCTGTCCAAGGTTGGATAGGCCATCATGCACCAGCAATCTGGATAGTGGATCGCGTGGGCTAGAGAGACTTCACGCGGATACGCGAAAAGAGGGGTACCGCCAGGTAGCGGGTTATAGAGTTGAGCGTGGTACTTCACAGATTCGCCTGGTACAAGCGCCTGCATGGTGTACACGTGCCCAACTGGTTTCGCGTATCGTGGAGGCAGGCTGTCCGCCGCCTCCACCGCGCGCAACAACGCGCGCACCTGCTCAGTCATCACAACGCCATGCTGCTCGGCCAGGGCGCACAGGGCGCCATAGGTTTGTGCCATCGACTTCTCCTCTTCGTTGTGTTGCCGCCGCCGGTTACGCCGTTACCGCCTGTGTCATCAGCTGCACAGCAGCCGCCATCTCCACGCGCGCCACCTCCCCATCAATCACGTGCGCCGCGATCGAATGCGCTTTCGCCAGCCGCACCTTCCAGTGCTTCAGCGTGTGGTGCGATGCGCCGTACTTGCGCACGAGGATGCGGCAGACGATCTCGGGCGGGAGTTGGTGGACGTAGTAGTACTGGAGCAGGCGCTTCGAGATGGGATCGGCGATCTTTTGCCAAGCGCGCTCGACCAGCCAGCCGTCTTGCACGTCGCGCGGGATGGACGGCTCGGCAACGACGCCCTTCTCGGCGTCGCGTAGGGCCGTGGCCAGCTTTGCCCACGAGGCGCAGCACTGCGGCTGTGATTGCGGATCGCGGACCACCCGGCTCCAGTTCTCAAGTCGCTGTTCAATTCCCATTCCCCGCTCCCTCAGACTTTGACCAGACCTTTCTTCTTCAGCACCACCAGCGACCGGATATGCCCCAGTAGCCAGTCCATTTCTACCTCTTCGCGTGTCACGCCGGGCGGAGGCGGCCTTTGGCCGTCGTACACCGCATCGCAGGCGGTACAGGCATAGGCGCCGCACAGGTCGTCGGACTTGTGCCCCATGCCTTTGCCGCCGGCCGATCCGCGGTAGTGAGACCAGATCGTGGTAGCCGGGTCGAACGTGCAGGCGCCAGGGATGCGCACAAGGCAGTCTTCGCCCCGCGCCGATTCGCGGATCTTGCTCATTCGTCGAACTCCGACAGGATCGAATCCATCATCTCGTCCGCCTTGTCCTTCAGGTGCGGCCACAGGTAGGCAGCCGCGTGGCCGCCGCGCAGGAACGCCATCACCTTGTCGTGGAACTCGGCGAACTCGCCCTGCTCGGCCGCTGCGTAGCTGATCGACTTGGGGATCGGAACGACGCCCCCTTTCGGGCCGGCGGCCCAGATCACCCAGCCAGCCCCAACCTTTACCCAGCTCAAGTAGGCATCGAAATCAGTGAAGCGCTCCTGTGCGTCGAACACGGCCTGCTCAATCGCAAAGTGCCGGCGGTGATACGGCCCGCTGCGCGACTTGTGCGTGACGATCTCCACCATCTCGCCCGGCTCCAAGTTGAACAAGCCGTTCACGAAGCGGCGCCACTGCTTCTTGCCCTTCTCGCCCAGGCCGTCGATGGCGCCGAACAGCACTCGGCGGGCGGCGTCTCGGTCGACTTCGGGGATCGCGGTCGGGGCCTGCTTCACAAGCACGATCTCGCTCATGCCAGTACCTCAGTTGGCAATTGAAGAATTTCAGAGATATTCGAGATAAATGCCTCAGCGCTGCGAAGGCAGTAGCCACTGTCATTCCGACGATGGAAGTTCTCGAAACTGCGCACGTTCGCTGAAGGGATGCGGCCAGCAATCAACTGGCGCAGAGCATCCCGGCTAGCGTCACAGTCCAGTAGATGCCAGTCACGGTCATCCTTGAAGAGGACAAAACCGCGCTCTTTCAGGTTTTCGATCCAGGCAGCCTTTCGATCCCGGTCGGTCACTGGAGTATCCGAATCCCAGCTCCCGAACGCACCAAACAGATTGCAGCTGAAGTTCACGCGGCACCCATACCTGCCGAAATCAATGTCCTTGATGTATCCGAATCCCTCCAGATCCCACCACTTGTTTAGGTGCTCGTCCATCGCTTTCAGGCTTGCCTGAACCGCCTCGGGCGCTTGCGATAGCCCAAGCTGATTCTCGAGATCACGAATCCGCAGGTTCGCTTGGCGAAGGGCCGCATACCGCTCTTCCCGCTCAGCAGCACTGTCTGTCTCGACGCCCAGCACCTTGCATAGATCGGCTATGTTGAACTCGGCAACTTTCAAAGCGTTGGTGGCAAGTTCAATATCCAATCCCTGATTAGGCTTCTTCGCCGCGCCATGAAGCACGCCCAGGGCGTTGAAGGCGTCTTGCACCTTTCGGACGACAACCGCCGAACTATCCGGGGTAAAGGTGATTTCACTCATCGTGCAGCCCCCTTCTCTGCTGGCGTGCGCCAGTATTCGCGCTCGACCAGGCGAGTTGCGGCGTCCACCTCGCCGACCGTGCAGATGCGCAGTTGCTGGCCCCACAGCTCGATTGCCTCGCGCACCGCCCGCAGGCCATCGCCGTCAAGCGCCACCTTGCCGACCTTGTAGAACCGATCACCGGCACGGCGCATGGCATTCTCAGCTTCCGCGAGCGGCCCGATCACCTCGGAACCGATACCCTGGTTTGCCAACGTCCATGAATGGTTGATAGCCCTGGCCACCGAATTCCATTCATTGGGCGTGCCGTGGCCGTGTGAAATCGCCTCTAACGCGCTCAGCACCACCAACTCCAACTCTCCGGCATCGCCTTCTTCCATTGGCAGCCGCGCGACACCTGCACGGGTCAGCTTCATATAGCCGTCCAGTGGTGTGCACGCCTTGGGCCGGTACGCCTTGCGCGGACGTTTTGAGCGGGCCATCAGTCAACCTCCAAACTACCTGACGCTACCTCTTCCAATGTCATGACTTCGAAGCCCAGCGACTGCGCGATGTGGTGCTCCAGCGATGCGCCGCGCGATTTCTCCCATCCCGGCAGCAGGCAGATCGCCGTGCATGACACCAGCTCGCGAATGTCCGCGCGCATGCATTCGGTCCAGCCGGCCGACGGATCGGCATTGATCTCGGCCGGGTTGACGACGTGGTGGCCAAGCGAGCGCAGATGGGAGGCCATGGCGTGGAAGGCCGGGAAGTTCAGTTGCGGCAGGCCGGTCATCGGGCCGGCGATGTAGATGCGCTTCGTCATGCCGTCACCCTCGTGCTTGGCCGGCCACGCTTGCACTCGGGCTTGACTGGGTACTTCGTCGGCCACTGCATGGCGGCGCGAATGGCGTTCCAACTCTTCCGTGTATTGGGGACTGCGGGGCCACCTTCGTCATAGAAGCCTTTCTTGACCTCGACAGAAAGCCCCTCAATCACAGAAACCGGCACAGCGACGTTGTCACCGTTGTTGTAGTAATCCAAGTGCGCGGTAACTTGCTCTCGGCTGTAAAGCCCGGCGCGCGGAACCACGGGCGTATATCCACGATCATCCGGGCGCCAAAGCGTGATGTGCTCGTGATCACGGATAGTGTGGTGCACCGAGACTACGATGAACTGTTCCATGGCCTCTCCTCAGTGCCCGCACGGCAGCACGCCGCGCTCATCAGTCTTCGCACCACACCCAAGGCATGTGCGCACGCTGGTGCTGAAATCCTGCTGCATTGCAAGCACATGACCCGCAAACCGCGCCATTACGCGGTTCATTGTCCCGGCGGGCGTGGTGCCAACAACTAATTCGCGCGCCCCAATAGCTCCCGTACCCTTTTCTGCGTCCATCACACGATCCCCTTTTGCTTAAGCCACTCGACCCGCGCATCGGCCACCTGCTCGATTGCCGGCGAATACGCCTTGCAGTGCTTCTTGAGCAGCGCCACGTAGCGAACCGATGGCAGCTTTTCCTCCGCGCATTTGCCGCGCCCCGTCCGCGCAGCGCCGCGGTCCTCCTGCAGCGAGAACTTGGTGCAGTCCACGCAGCGAACGTCGCTCATGCAGCCCTCCCAACTTCCTGATCGAGCGCACACGCCAGCAGAGCAAGCGCATCTGCCGTGTCATCTTCATCGGCCGCGATCTTGAATCCGCGCCGCCGGGCCGCTGCAATCATCTCGGGCTTCTTGGCGTTGCCGCGGCCCGTCCATTTCTTTTTCGCCTGCCCAACGCCGATGCCTGTCATGAGCACGTTGTGCTGCTGGCAGACCATCTCGGTCATGGCCAAGTACCCGCCGTAGACATGCGCTGCCAGCGTGCCGGCGTGGCGCTTCACGTCCTCGAAGTACACGGCGGTGATCTGCTTTTCGCGGATCAGATCGGACAGCCACGCGCGATAGTTGGACCACCGAACACCCGGGTGCCACTTGTTGCGCTGCATGAAGTGTTCGGTGCCGCAGCTCACGCCACCGTCTTTGGTAGCGATGGCCCAGCCGCAATAAGTGCCAAGGTCAAGCGCCAGCACGTTGGCGTTACCCGCAACCCGCAGGTGCAGCGCGAAGGTTTCTTCGCCGATGCTCATGCGGCCACCTGATCAGTCAGCCCGAGCGCGCGCTTTGCCATGTCATGACAAGCAATGGGCACCTTCTCGCCCTTCTTCACTCGATCCAGAATCACCTTCGCCCAGTCCTTGTTGCCGGGCACCTGCTGGATGGCGTGAACCCTCTCGACTGCCTGGCGCACGGCATCCGGGTTGGCGCGCCCACGACCAGGCGCGGGCAAAGCGATGGCGCGCGGAGGAACCGGATGGACTTCCTCGCGCATCACCTCGTCCAGCGCGGCAGAGAAGCGCTTGATGAGAATCCCGTGCGACAGGTTCAGCATGTCGAATTCGCCCACCTTGATCGCCGCCCAGTAGATCGCTGGGTTGCTCCACCGGTCGCGGCCCTCCGCGCGCAGACGCAATTGCTGCGTTGCCTCGTACAGCGCGGCGTCGTAATTGATGGGCGGACGGCATGCCTTCACGAACTCAGCCACCGAAGGAGGCCAGTCGTAGCGCGAACGACACGCCCGCAGCCCGGCTTTGATGAGGTCAGGGGTTAGGCCTTCGTCGTCGAACGTCTCCGCCCACGACTCGCGCCAGTTGGCGATAGCCTGCTCGTTCACGAACGAGGCGCGCCACCGGTTCGGATACGCACCATCCAGGCGGTTGAACAGGTGATCCATCAACGAGATGCCGAGCGCCGGATGCGGCTCAAGCCACTGGCTTTGCTTCCACGTCGATGATGCTGTCAGGTTGGTCATTGCTCGGGCTCTGGCGGTTTCGGTTCACGTAGGCGACTGGGTCGAATTTGGCTTGCGGGCTTGCTCGGGCTGGCTGAAATTCGGATTTCACCCATGCGGCCTCAAAGCCTTGCCAGCCGCGCGCCAAGCATTTCGCAATTGCGTCTTGCAAGGACCAACCGGCTTTCCCGGCCTCGTCCTTGATGCCTTCCCAAGCCTTGGGCGTCAGGGGTGCGCGCTTCTTGGTCCGCAGCGCGAGGAATTCGACGGCGGTTTCCTCGTCAACGCCTTCTGCAACGAGGTCAGAAGATGAGAGCGCGGCAACGCGCGTTGTTTTTTGTTTTTGGTTTTGGTTTTGGTTTTTATCCTCTTCTCTTCTCTTCTCTTTTCTAGTCCGCTTTTTGTCCGCTTCAGATGCGGACGCGCGGTCTTCACGTTTGCGATCTGCATCTTGCGCGCGGCGCTTTGCAGATTGGCCGTTGTGGTGCTCAAAGTCAGGCAGAGCAAGGCCTTGTTCGGTTTCTTCAAGCCACCCAACCGACTGGACCGCCGAAGAAAATCCCGACCATCCCACCAATTCGTCCAACGTTGACAGGGTGTAACCCTCAAGCTGTCCATCGACAGAGTGGGCATCAAACAGACACCACACGGACATCAGTCCACCAACCGTACGGAGTCTGTCCGCTTTCAATGCGGACGCGATGCGGACAACCTTCGGATGCGTGAAGAGGTCCGTGCGCATCTTGATCCAATCGCCGGCCATTGCTATGCGACCTCCAGCACCAAACCAGGCTGGCGCGTGCGCTCCGCCTGCAGGGCGATGTACTCAGGATTCAGTTCGGCGCCGAGCCAGCGACGGCCAAGCATCGCGGCCGCAATCCCGGTAGACAAACTGCCCATGAATGGATCGATCACCAGACCGCCCGGTGGGATCGAATACGAGATCAGGGGTGCGATAATGCCAAGCGGCTTTTGGGTCGGATGGACGGCGCGGCCATGCTCGTTCGCAACGTCGATCACACTTCGCACCAAGCGCGGGCCGCCATCCTCTGAAACGTAGTGGCCGGCATCAATGTGGCCGGTGTGTGTCGGGCGCGTTTTGCGCCTTACCACCTTGGGCCGCGCATCCATCGTGTATTGCGGGTCTTTGAAAAGGTCTCCCCAAGCGCCGCGGTAAAACTGGACAGCGTGCTCGTGGACGCGGCGGAATCGGTCATTGTGAAAGCCCGTGCCGTTCTGCTTTTCCCACACGATGTCTTGTGCATAGCGAAATCCATTTGCTTCCATCTCAGCAAACAGGCCAGCCAAGAACCGCATGCTGCCGAACACCCATACGCTCGCGGTCGGCTTCAGAACACGGGCAACCTCGGGGATCCAACCATCGCAACGCTTATCCCACTCGAGGCTCGTGTCGCCGTACGGCGGATCGGTAATGCAGCCGTCAGCGATGGAATCTGCCCATTCGCGGCGCATGACAATGCGACAATCGCCTTGGTAGCAGTGGTCGAGTTTCATGCCAGGGCCTCCATTATTCACAAAGCCCGTAGGCCGAAGAGCAGGCGGTGGGCTCCGCCAAGTCGGCCAGCAGGTCGTACTGGCGGCCGCCGCGCGTGGTGCGGCTCCATTCGATGACAGCGTGGATGGTGCTGTCCTGGCCCATATGGCCCTGTGTGCCCAGGTGGAAGAAAGAAACAGGTGTCCGTGGCCGACACACCTGAGAAACAAGCCGCTCCCACTCGGCAATGCGCTCAACTTCAGCGGGGAAGCGCCGGGCGATCTCACGCAGTTCGGCCTTGCTGCAGTTGATGCACGGCATGCAGCCGACGCGGCTCTGACCTTGCAAATACAGCGGGTTCGGCTGCACACCGGCGAGTTCATGGGCCTGGAAGACGTCGCGCGCCGTCCAGCGCAGAATCGGCCGATAGTTGTAGAGGCCTCCGCCAACTTCCTCGAAGGCGCGCACGCACGCACCGGTGCCCTGCAGGCGCGTGCGCCGGCTCTCGCTTTCGTCTATGCGGACACCCTGCCAGGACCAGACGGCGTGGCCGGCATCCAGCAGATCCACTGCGTAAGCGGTGAGCGGCCGGGTCTTGAGGTACTCGGTGCAGAACTGGCGCTTGCGACTCGGAAAGCCCCCGCGAACCAGACACAGATCGAGGTACGGGTTCCCAGTCGGATGCAGCAGCTCAAGCGCGCGCGCCGCCGCCTCAGGGGTCCACCGATACATGAATTCGCGCTTGCCGTAGACGGCAGACTCCGGCTCGCCGGCCGCGATGCGCTCCAAGTTGACGCGCTTGGTTGCGAACTCATCGGCGAAATCCGCCCGCACCACGTCGACGCGGATGCCGAGTGCGCGCGGTAGGTATTCGAGAGCGTACTCATAGGTCGCAGCGTGCTCATTGCCCGTGTCCGCGAACACAAACCGGCAGGCATCGGCGCCGTGATGCTCAAGCGCAAGGATTGCCGTGGCCGTACTGTCTTTGCCGCCAGACATCGAAACGACGTGAATAATGCTCATGCCGCCGCCTCACGCGAAACCGCACAGCGCCGCGCCAGCTCGACGAGCCATTGGGCGAACTGGGGGGGGGTGTGCTCACGCTCAGCCTTCGTCACAGAAGGCTTGCGCGGGTAGCTCTTGGTCGGCCGGATGCAATGCGTCGGCTCGTCGATGCGCAGGGGAATTGCAGGCACGTCAGCCGGCGCGCAGCCGACGATGTACAGCAGCGTCGCCTTCTCAGCGCGATGTCCGAACCAGTGCTGGTGAATTGGCAGCGTCCAGCCGCCCCAGGCTTCGCGTTCACCGCCGGGATACGGCAGCTTTGCCGCGGCCCACAGGGTCGATCCTTCGGGATGCTCAAGCACGCCACCGAAACGACGCACCTTGTCGACAGCGAACAGGGCGAGTTCCTTCTCTCCATCGCGCGGCTTGGCGAACTGACGAAGGCGGCCCCAGGCGCGGCACGGCGGGTGTGCCACTACCGGACAGCCGCCGCTCCATCGAAGCGCGTCGCGTTCGATGTCCCACACGTCGCAGTCCGGCAGCGTCTTGTAGACGCTATCGGCACGGGCGAACAGAACTGCCACAGGTGCGCTCATTACTGAAACAGCCCCCCCTGCTTTTGAGGCACCTTCACCGCCTGCACATTGCGCTGCGTAATGGAGCACTTGCGCTCGCCAGCCAGCACCAGGCGCCCCGCGGCGATGAGTTCGTTGCGCCGGCCCGAGACGCTGGATTTCTCCATGCCCAGGGCCTTGGCGATCTCGGCGATGGTGGCGTTACCCACCGATGCGACGTATTCGACAATGCGATCGCACTGCAGCTTGCCGACGTTGCGGCGGTCGCTGGAGTGGTAGGCGTCGATGGAAGTGTCTTGCACAGCGGTCTTCATGCCGCGCTCCTCATGGCCTCAATCTGGGCCTCTAGCTCACGAATGCGGCGCTGCTCGGGCGTCTCAGCCACAGACCGGAAGCCGCACACGGCGTCTTCGTACTGGCGGATGGCCCAGTTGCCGCACAGCGCTTGGAATTTGATGCGAAAGTCGAACGGCAGGTACTTCTTGCCGCTCAGGATGTTGGACAGGTGCGACTTGGGCATACCCAGCTTCGCAGCCGCATCACTGATCGAGTAGCGCACGCGACGTTTGGCCCAGCACAGAACCGTTGCATCGCTCTCATTGCGAAGGCGCGCGATCAACTGCGCGGAAACCATCTCAGGCTCACCGACCGCAGAGAAGAAAGGCATCTCCCGCTGAGCGCCGTGCATTTGTTCTTTGTGTTCCATGTGGCGTTCCACGTACTCGATTGCGTAAAAAAGAAGGCGTACCGACCGGAACGCCACACGCTGCCTAAAACCGATGACCTACTACCGCTTCCCGTTCTTCCGCTTCTTGCGCCCCACCGGCACCTGCACGTCATCGATCGACTTGATGCGGTCGACGCCATCCACGAGGTCGGGCCAGACACGCGCGAGTAGTTCTTCCGGGAACATGTCTTTGCGCGTGACCAGACCCCCGGTCGCGTCTTCGATCGGGATGCCGAACGGAACAGGGACGGGCCGCTCACCGCTTGCCCATCGACTAACATCAGATGCATGGGCGCCAATCGCTCGGCTGAGCGACGCAAGGCGGCCACGCTTTTCGGAGAGGTAGGTCTTGAGGTCCATGGACACACTATAGCGATGCGCTAAATAAAGATCAATAGCGAATCGCACATTCCAATATTTAGCGATTTGCTATGGAATCGCGCGCATGAAGACCATCGACGAAATCCGACTCGACAACCTGCTGCTGGCCATCGGCCGCGCAGGCACCGCAACCGCATTGGCCGAAAAGTCAGGCCTTTCCGCGGCCTACATCAGCCAGATCAAGAACCGGCAGCCGGACAGCAAAACAGGGAAGCCCAAGAACATGGGCGACGAGGCGGCCCGTAAGGTGGAGGCCGGAATTGGCGAAAAGCGTGGTTGGATGGATGTAGACCATTCCACGACAGCGACGACCCCGCCTGTCAAGACTGGCAATCGTTCAGATCAGATTGAAACAAAACTTACCGGGGCTTATGAAGCGTCCACTTACAATCCTGAGCAAACACCAACAAGAACGCTGAAAGGCGTCTCGGTGCGTCCGATTGTCACTTACGAGAACCTGAAAGAGCTCCCCGAGGAGTCAACGGTTCTCATCACGAGGATTGACGTGGAACTGTCAGCTAGGAATGGGAGGGAGACCTGGCACATTGAGGAAAAGGAGCCGCTGCCTTTTCAGGCGGACTACATCCGAACCCTTGATGCGAAGCCGAAGAACTTGGTTGCCGTGAAGGTCAACGGCGACAGCATGGAAACGCGGCTGTTCGATAAGGATACCGTCGTTGTCGATACCGCAGACACGCGTGTGCCGGCCAACGGTGGCGTGTTTGCGTTGGTCTATGCCGGCGAGTTGCTTGTCAAGCGCCTTTTTAGACTGCCAGATGGCGGTCTGAAAATCGTCAGCGACAACCACGCGCGCTATGAGCCGGTGACGGTTGGGCCAGACCAGATTGAGCACGTCACCATAATCGGCCGGGTGAAGTACCGGTCGGGCATGGGCGATTTCTAAACCTTCGGGAGGGGGGGGTATGAAAAAAGCCAGCACCGCGGCGCTTGCTGCGATCGCGCTCGCAGGCTGCGGCGATGACGCCGGCCGCTCGAACGCACAGAAGGCGCCAGAATTGCCTGCGCGATTTGCGTGCAGCGAGGAAGGCGTGAAGCCCTACCGTCATGACCTGCTTTCGATCTCGGATGAGATCGAGGTGTGCAATTCGATCCAAGCATCGGAAGGCAAAGTTCCCTCGGTCCAGTTCTTTCAGGACATGTCGAAAGCTGTCGCAGCCTTCAAAGTCAAGGGCAGCAAGGACGACGCCCGCGAGTTGTCCTATCAGCTCATGAACGTCATCGAGGCGCGCGGCCAATCAGGAGCCGATGACGCGACCAAGTACCAGACCATCAATATGGTCTTCAAGATGTTCAACGGTTGGAACGGCCGCATTACCCCGCGCGACGTGAACGTCTTCCTGCGCAATAGCGGGCCGCTGGCCCATATGCTCAGCGACGATGGCCTGGTCCAATCCATGGCGATGGTGATGGAAAACAAGAAGGCCATAGGCCTGTAGTACCAAGATCGCTTATACCTCTGCATCACTCGTCGCTATAAAAACCCGCTTCGCGCGGGTTTTTTGTTGCCCGTACGCTACAGCGGCTCGCTAGCATCAAACAACAATATTTAGCGATTCCCTAAATTTACCCCTTGCACTTATTTTAGCGCCTCGCTATAGTTCACCCATCGACGCACCACACGGTGCCCACAGATGGAGAGCAGCGATGGACAAGGCAGCAATCGACAACCTGAAGGCCCGCATCCTCTCGATGGCAGATGCAATCAAGGCTGCACCGAACGCACACAACATCGCGATCCTCAATGCCGCTTGCGCTGATCTGCGCAAGGCAACCGGCGAGGTGTACTCGTGCGGCGAGTTCATCAAGGTTGAGCAAACGGCTGCCGAGCTCGCCGTCGCAAAGCTGATGCGCTTCATCAACTCGCACGGCAACCCGGCTATCGACAACGGCGACGGAACGCTCACGGTGACGAGCGAGGTTGTCGATGTCGCGGGGATCGTTTCTACGGTGCGCGACATCATCCCGGCAACGCTGAGCGCTGCTCGTGACCTGCTCGGCTACTGATCGGGGCGCGCCATGATCGACATCCTCACCCAAGACGAAAAGCGGATCGGCGACCTGATCGTCAACGACCCGACCTACTGCTCAAGCGACCAAGGCTACGACCCGCAGCCCTACATGGCAACGCTGATGCAGTACCTGCGCCGTGGCGATTTCTCGCCGGCAGAGATGGAGCGAACGCTCAACCAGCTGACTGCGCAATGTCTGCGCGACGTCAATTGGACGCTCACGAACGAAGCCAAAGAGGAAATTGACGCCGCGGACGCCCTGATCGCCGAAGAGGAATCGCGCGGCCGTCTGGAGCGCTCGCTCGGCATGGGGGCCGCAGCATGAACAGCCTCCTCGTGATGCTGGTGACGATCCTGATGATGTGCGCGGTTTGCCTACTGTTCGTTCTGTGGGTGTTGAAGCAGCCGATGCCTGATGCAGTGGACTCCGATGAAGAACTGGACGACGAGCGCGCGCAGAAGCGGCGCTACTGATGAGGGGATGACGATCATGAAGCACTACCCGAAGTTTTCCGAACAAGTCGTCGCGCGTCGCCGCGAAGCACATGTTCACGCGCTGACTGTCAAGATGGAACGCGACGGCTATGCAACGGCCCCTAAGCATCCAACCACGAAACAGGCGCGCGTGATCCGCCGCTTCCTGCGCGCAGTGTCCAAACAGTGCCCGCACATTGCCATTCTCCGTCAGCACGCCCGCTAATGAGCCAAACAGAAACCACTCGGCGTTGGGTTGTGGACGCCTATAGGCCGCTTGGCAATGACGGGTGGGTCTACAACTACGCAGTTCAGCATTTTGAGTCGGAGGCCGATGCTCTTCGCTGGATCGAGACATATCGGCCGTACGAAGGCGCAAGCAAGTGGGATGTGCGCGCAATCGCCGCATAACCGCCGCCACTGAACAACCAGCAGGAGATGAGATGAAAACGATCGAACTAAAGGGCTGGATCTACGCGCTCGTGTGGGACTACAGCGATCACGTTTCGTACGAATTCAGCGACCGCGACTATGAGGCGCTCGCAGCGCGCGGCGGCCAGTTCGCAGACATCTACGTCCAATACAAGAAGCTGGAAGAGCATGTCATCACGGTCGACGTTCCGGAGGTTGATGTGCACGCAACAAAGCTGGCCGCGCTGGAAACCGAGCGCACCGCACTGCGTGCCGCATTCCAGATGAAGCTCAACGAGATCAACGAGCGCATCAGCAAGTTGCAGGCGCTGCCGTTCAGTGCGGCCGAAAGTGCGGGTGCCTGACATGCGTGTATCCGACAACGAAGCCGCGCAGCGCATGGCAGACAACGACAACCTGGTGGGAGAACTGGTGATTCACCTCCAGACCACCACGAACATGCTGCAGTCGACATGCCTGGTAGTTGCCGATCCAGAAGCGCGCTGCCTGTTACTCGAAGCTGTGCGCGATGCAAGGGCATTGATCGCCAAAGCCAAAGGAGACCAGCAATGAACTCAAGTGATACGCGGTGGGTGCAAGGCGCAGTTGTGCTGTACCTCGACCCGGCTGCAATGGTGGACGCCAAGCAACTAGTGCGGGACACGGATTACGCCCTGCTGGAAATGATGGGAAAGATCAAGCATCGGGCACGACGCCGCGACGAACACGCTCGCCATCCGCTTCAAGAACTACAAGGGCGAGGCCACCAGCCTTTACCACTACAGCAACTTCACCGCCGAGGACTTTGAAGCCTTCCGCACGGCGGAATCGATCGGCCGCCACTTTGGCGCGTTCATCAAGCCGTTCGATCAGAAGTACCCATTCAAGCGAATTGAAGCAACGCCGGCCGTATGAGCCGCCGCGCCATACATCCAACGGAGAACACAGTGAACACTGCTGTCGCGACGCGCAGCGAATTCGGCGCGCAAACCACCACCACCGCAGTCGTCGAAACGACGTCGACCGCTGTCGCCGCGCAGGCAAAGGCGATGGTCGAGGCGCGCTACGTGATGGCGATGCAGCGGCCGCGCAACTGGGATCAGGTGCGCCAAGACCTGCTGGCTGAATGCCGCCGCCCGTCCTTTGCGCACAACAAGAGTGCCTACTACCGCAAGCCGATCGGCAACGGCGTCGAAGGCCTGGGCATCCGATTCGTTGAAGTCGCTTTGCGCTGCATGAAAAACGTGCTGGTCGAGACTTCGATGATCTTTGAGGACGAGTCCAAGGAGATTCACCGCGTCAGCGTGACCGACCTCGAATCGAATGTCACCTACCCGCTGGACGTGCGCGTCTCCAAGACGGTCGAGCGCGCCAAGCCGATGGACGATGGCTCGTACATATCCGTGCGCAAGAACAGCTACGGCAAGTTGACCTACACCGTGCCGGCCAATGATGACGACCTGCTGAACAAGCGCGCCGCGCAGATCAGCAAGGCGATTCGCACGCTCGGCCTGCGCATTGTGCCGGGCGACCTGCAGGACGAGGCCGAGGAAATCATCAAGGCCGTTCGCATGGACGAAGCCGCACGTGACCCCGGCGCCGAGCGCAAACGCATTGCTGATGCCTTCGCTGAGATCGGCGTCAAGGCAGCCGAGTTGACCGTCTACTTGGGCCACCCGCTGGACACGTGCTCGCCAACGGAACTGGTCGACCTGCGCGGCATCTACGGCGCCATCAAGGACGGCGAGGCCACCTGGAAGAGCGTCATGGATAACAAGGCCGAGCAGTCCGGCGCATCCAGTGGCGACGGCGCGGGCTCCGACAGCAAGCAGCGGCCGGCGTGCACGCCCGAATCCTTCGACAAGAAGAAGGCGGGCTGGCAGAAGCAGATCGAGAGCGGCGCCAAGACTCCCAACGAGCTTATCGCAATGATCGAAACCCGCGAAACCCTGAACGATGAGCAAAAGATGGAAATCGCGTCGTGGGTCGCAAAGCCGGAGGGCCAATAGCATGCAGATCCACAATCTAGTCCAGGGCACGCCCGAATGGGAACAGTTTCGACTGACCCACTTCGGCGCAAGCGAGGCAGCAGCAATGCTCGGTCTGTCCGACAAGGTGAAGCGCACCGAGCTGCTTCACATGAAGCATACGGGCATGGCCAAGGTGTTCAGCGACTGGGTGCAGGAGAACATCCTAGACCATGGCCATGCGGTTGAAGCGATGGCACGCCCGCTGGTCGAGGAAGACATCGGCGAAGACCTGTACCCGGTCACGTGCTCGGAAGGCATCCTGTCGGCGTCGTGCGATGGCCTGACGATGGCCTACGACACTGCATTCGAGCACAAGCAGTGGAACATCGAACTGGCGGCAATGGTCGAGGCCGGCATCGTGCCAGACACGCATATGCCGCAGTGCCAGCAGATCCTGCTAGTGACTGGTGCAAGCCGTGTCCGCTTTGTCGTATCTGACGGTACGCGCGACCGCATGGCGTTCGTCGACGTACTGCCCGACGAAGCATGGTTAGAGCGAATCCGCGCGGGCTGGGCGCAATTCCAGAAAGATCTGGACGCCTACACGCCGGCCGAGATCGTCGAGAAGCCCAAGGCCGACGCGATCATGGCTTTGCCAGCGCTAGCCGTTCAGATTCGTGGTGAGGTCATCACCAGCAACCTGCTGGCGTTCCGCGCGGCGGCCGAGCAATACATCGCCAGCATCAAGACCGATCTGCAGACCGATGAGGATTTCGTCAACGCAGCCGCCACCGTCACGTTCTGCGAACGCGCCGAAAAGGAAATCGAGATTGCCATGGATGCGGCAATCGCGCAGATGGACAGCGTCGATGAGCTGATGCGCACCGGGAACCACGTACGGGAGCAGCTTCGCGCCAAGCGGCTGGCCCTCGACAAGCTGGTCGAGCAGCGTAAAAAGCAGATCAAGGAAACGGCGGTCGCCGAGCGCCGCGAGAAATTTGCCGAGCACGTTGCCGCGATCAACGCAGAACTGAAAACGGTACAGATCGTTGTTGCGGAACCTGATTTCTTGGCGGCGATCAAGGGCCTGAAGACGATTGCAAGCCTCTACGACAAGCTCGATACGGCTCTGGCGAACGGGAAGATTGCCGCCGATGCGGCTGCCAAGGATTTGCGCGCGAAGCTCACGTGGTATGCACAGCACGAAGAGCATGCATTCCTGTTCCTGGATCTGCAGACGCTGATCCAGAAGCCGGCCGAAGACTTCCAACTCGCAGTGACGGCGCGGATTGCCGAGCACAAAAATGCTGAGGCCGAGAAGGAAGCGGCAAAGCCAATGGAGGCGCCGACCGCAATGGTTGCGCAAGCAACGCCGGCCCCATGGGTTGCGGTGGCGTCCTCGCGCCCCGATCCGGTGGGCACGCCCACGCTGCGGCTCGGCCAGATCAACGAGCGCCTGGCGCCGATCACGTTGACAGCTGAAGGCTTGACCATGCTCGGGTTCAAGCACGCCGCGACCGACAAGGCCGCGAAGCTTTATCACGATGATGATTTCCTGCGCATCTGCGCCGCGCTTGTGCAGCACATCCATATCGCAGCGCAGGCTGCTGACAATGTTGCGCGTCCAGCTCGCGCCGCCTGACCGTCCGCCACCCAAACCACCGCATATCGCCAGAGACCGATATGAAGAACTTCAACCCCAACGGACTTGTGGCCCACAACGCGGCGAGACGCCAGTGGGCAGACAACGCGGCGAAGGAAGCTTTGCGCGCAGCCGGAGAAAACGGACTCACTGTCACCGAGCTGGCGCACGCATCGAAGTGCTCGCGGGCCACGGCACGCAATCGGCTGCTGGCTCTCTATGGCAACAAATAAGCGCATATCTGCTGCTGGCGACTGGTGCAAGGCCAACTCACAGCTGCGTATGTGTTTGGAGAAGGCGATGACGCTCCTCGCGACGAATTCTTATTGCTGCTGGAGCAGGACGTCGAGGCCGAGATTCGTCGCGAAAAACAGCAAATGCACGAGCACTGGGCGCGCGATTGGCGGCCGCATCGCCCGGCCGAAGCGGCTTGGTTCTGACAACCCTTTTAACCACTGTAGGAGAACCCATGCAACAGATCCAGATTCCCCCGCTCGCTGAAGGCGAAACCTATCTCTTCGGTCGCGTCGACAAGAACGGTGACATTGAACACACCGTGGTCATCGCCGTGAACAACAGCGCGCTGTCCCGCGAGAAGCAACGAGAGTGGGCCAAGAGTTTTGGCGGCGTGCTTATGAACCGCATCGAAGCCATCGAGATCTACAACAGCCACAGCGACCTCGTGGAGCCCGATTGGTACTGGACTGACGAAGACGTCGAACGGGATACCGCTTGCGCCTGGTACCAGGGCTTCGACGACGGCTGCCAGTTCGACCTCCGCAAGAGCGCCGCGCTGCGCGCGGTCGCTGTCCGCAGATTCAAAAATTGACCCATTCCCTCATTCACTGAGCTGAACAACCCATCCCGTCCAACTCTGCAGGAGCACAGCATGACCGCAGTCACCCTGGAGCACATCGAAGCGGAGCACGTGCGCATCGGCGAACTTATCAAGCAGTTCAAGGAACAGCCGCGCGCCACGGAATACCGCGTCGATGCAGTCACGATCCCACTCGCGCCCAGCGAACGCCTAGCCGGTCCGATCTACGCCGAAGACGGCACGCTGGATTACTACCTGATCAAGCTGCCCGGCGATGGTGGCGACCTCAGCCACTCCGATGCCATCGCGTATGCGGCCGGCCGTGGCGGCGATGTTCCCAATCGCCGCGAAGGGCGCCTTCTGATGGCGAATCTGGGCGAGGAGTTCGACAAGGTCGCCTACTGGTTGGAAGACGACTACGAGCCGAACTCCGCTTTCGCCTGGTGCCAGAGCTTCGGCGGCGGCTCCCAGTACGACCTCCGCGAGCGCGCCGCGCTGCGCGCGGTCGCTGTCCGCAGATTCACCCATTCCGTAATTTGATCATTTGACACGCCATGGCTCTGCACACTGAGCTCGACATCTACAAGACCGGCTACGACCTGTTCGGCAAGGTGACCATGATCGTCGCGAACATGGAACGCACTTTCAAGCGCCTGATCGGCGAGGAGATCGTCCGCGAATCCTCGAAGCTTCTGATCTTGGTCTATCGCGCGAATGTCGCTGAAGACAAGGTGCCGCACCTCGCAAACTTGGTCGAGCGAGTAAAGCTCGTCGAGCTGTTGATCCGCCTTTCATTCGACATGAAGAAGGTCTCGCCTAAGCAGTACTGGGCGGTCACGAAGTTGACGGAGAGCATCAGCAAACAGGCCACGGCATGGAAGAAGTACGCAGCCAAGCGCCCGTTTCATGGAGGTCAAGGCCACCATGACTGAGCGCCTTTTCAATCTGGTCGTGCCGCTGGCTCACGAGGCCACCGCCATGCGCATCACGGATACCACCGGTTTCGGCCGGGAAGCGTCCCGCGCAGTTTCCCATCTGAGCAATCGGATGGGCGACGTAGATAGCACGATTGGTCCGCTTACGCCTGGTACCAGAGCTTCGACGACGGCTACCAGTACGACCTCCACAAGAGCGCCGCGCTGCGCGCGGTCGCTGTCCGCAGATTGGAACGAAACGGAAGGCTTCACGGGCGCCGAGTTGGTCAGAGCATACCGAGACTGCCGGCGCACGAAACGCAATACAGCAAGCGCGCTCGCCTTCGAAGCCAACCTCGAGCGCAACCTCTTCAAATTGCACGGCGAACTGGCCAGCGGCTGCTATGTCCCGGGCCCATCGAAGTGCTTTGTCATCGACCGGCCCAAGCATCGCGAAGTATGGGCGGCCGCCTTCCGCGATCGAATCGTGCACCACTTGTTGTACAACCGCATTGGCCCGCGTTTCGAACGCACATTCATCGCCGATTCCTGCGCATGCATCAAAGGGCGCGGCACGCTGTACGCCGCCCAGCGCCTGGAATCGAAAGTGCGCTCGATTACCCAAAACTGGGCACGGCCAGCGCACTACCTGAAGTGCGATCTGGCCAATTTCTTCGTCAGCATCGACAAGCGCGTACTCCTCGATCTACTGCTCGCGAAGATCTCCGAGCCCTTCTGGCGCGCATTGACCGAGCTCGTGCTGATGCACGATCCACGGGAAAACTTCGTCTACCTGGGCGACCCTAGGATGATGGACCGCGTGCCGCAACACAAGCGCTTGATGCAACAGCCGGCGCACCTCGGGCTGCCTATCGGCAACCTGTCGTCGCAGTTCTTCGCCAACGTATACCTCAACGAGCTGGACCAGTTCGTGAAGCACGAACTGCGCTGCCGACATTACATCCGCTACGTGGATGATTTCGTGCTGCTGCACGAATCACCTCAGTGGCTCAACGAGGCGCACACCGCCATCGCGGCATTCCTGCCGGCCCGGCTTGGCGCGCGCCTCAACCCAACGAAGACCATCCTGCAGCCGGTCGCACGCGGCATCGACTTCGTCGGCCAGGTGGTTCGCCCATGGGTGCGGCACACCCGCAAGCGGACGCTGAATAGGGGCATTCAGCGCGTTCGCGAAATGCCGGCACAGGACCTCTATCAAGCCGCCAACAGCTACTTCGGACTGCTGCGCCAGGCGACGGGCAGCCATGCTGACCGCGCCCGGCTGGCCAACGTCGTGCGCAAGCGCGGGCATGCAGTGAATCGACAACTGACTAAGGCGTACCACGCCGCTCGCTAACAGGAGAAAAACGCCGTGAATGAGCAAACCATACGCGACGAGTTCGAAGATTATTGGCACTCCCTGAGGATCAGTGCAGGGTCTGGGGCGCTTACGGAGGCGCTCAAAACGGTGGCGAGGAAAACCTGGCTAACTGCTAGTCAACGCTATGTACAGATGGCGGAAGCCGCCATACACGCACAGGCTGATGCGCAGCCGGTTGGTTATGCGGTAGCCATGCTGGGGTCCGTAGGCTTTACGGCAGCCTGTTTTGACGCAGATACAGCGCCGATTGGCTCCCCACTTTTCCTTCACCCCGCACCAGAAGCGGCGCAGGCGTTGAGCTTTGCTGATGGCGTGAAAGCTGCTGTTAAGTGGGTGGAAAAACGGCGCGACGATTACATCGATGAATTTGGCTATAACGACCCATACACAGGCGCTCTGGAGTTTGGTGCCGGTAGCCACGCTGAAGCGAGGCGTGAGTATGTCGGCGAACTAGAAGAGATTGTCGAAGGATTAAACGCCATCCTTACCCGCGCAGCGGCTCAATCTGAGGAGTGATGATGAAAAAGGGATTCGTTCTGATCGAAGTGGCGCTCGGCGCTGAGGGCCATAGCCTGCGTGTCGGCGACGAGGACACCAGCGACCGTATCGCCGGGCCGAAAGCCTGGGGTGGCGGTAACGTGACTCACCAGTTCACCGTGAACGCCGATGAGTTGCGCAAAGTGCTCGACGAGTACGCGCCGGCCGCCAAGCGGATCGAGCCGAGCAGCGTGCCTGGATACGTGACGCCCCGCCAGTCCGCAGAAACGGCCGTTGCACACGCCCTGGGTGGGAAGCCCGTCGATCCGTGCGACTGCCTCGCCTGCGTGAAGATGCGCGGCGGACAACACGGCGAAGCGCCGGCACCGGCAGCACAGCAACTCGGTACATCCGACCCCGAGTACTATCGGCGGGCGATCGTTGGCCATGAGGCGGAGCAGCCCGCCCAGCGGGCTGGCGTGGCGGAGGGGGATGAGTTTCGGCGCGGGGTGAGGGCGGCGTTTGACCATTTAATGCTCGCCGCGTGCAACACCGATGATGCTGATAAGGAAAACATCCTTTTCGGGGCTGCCCAAAACTTGCTGGAAGAAATCGACCCAGAGGATGGCAGTGCTTGGAAATCCATTGGCAAAGCGTATCAAGAAGGGATCGCAGAAGGACAAAGGCGGGCCGCGACTGTGGCCGAAGCCGATTTGCAGCGGGGTGTGGCTGAGCCTGCTGCCAAAAACGACCAGGAATGCTGGTCGCGTGACGGCGAGGAATTCCGATACGACAGCCTGAGCGATCTCCTGGGCGAATGGGGCGACGATTACCAGCCTGGGGACATCGTGTACGTCGGCACCGCCGTACGCCCGACTGCGGCCGATCTCTGCAATGCAGACGACGTGATCGAGATGATCGCTGTGCGAGCCTATGACAGCGGCTGCGAGTACGCCGAAGATTTCCCCGCCGTCGATGGCGCGGCCGAGGCCGAGTTGGGCGCCCTTCTGCACGGCTGGGTCACCAAGCACCTGCTGCCAACCAAATTCTATCAGGTCGTGAACGATCGAGTGTACATGCTGACCGAGGCCGATCTCTCGGACAAGGGAGACGAGAAATGACCGCCAAAAAACACGAGTACGTGGTGCTGCTGGGCCTGATCGACGAACACCCATATGGGCTTCAGTTTAGAAGTGGCTACCTTGGCGAGGGGAGGCCCCTGACGGACCGGGAGATGCGCATCTTGTGCGAAGCACTGCGGGACGAGATCGCGCCGAAAACCGAGATCCCCCTTAGTGCAGACGAGACACACGCGCTGCACTGGGCCATCACCGCGCTCAAGAGCCTCGGGTGGCGCTACCCCATTCCGCTCGTGGAATCCATCATCGCCAAGGCCACAGGAGAAGAGCAATGATTCGGTTTTCAAAGGATGGCAGTTACTCACTGACGTATCGTGGCGGCGCGCCATCCATTCAATGGAACCATACAGACGGCCCGCTGCTAATCAGAAGTGATGGGCACCCCCACTGGTTGACGTGGGGCGAGCGGGTTAGGCTGTGGCTTGGGCTGATTGACGCAAAACACCTCGACCTTTCCTGGCTTGATGACGGAGACTGTGGAGAAGCGCAATGACGACTGACAATGAGCAGCAGGCCGAGCCAGTGGTGGATAAGGTTTTGGCGATCTACGCGGCCATGCTAGCCGTCGCACCAACAACCAAGGGCACTGGTGGGGAGTGGTGATGAATCTGCATATTCACGCCCCAGCGCCTACTGATGAGCGCTGTGTTGTGCTGGAGTGCCCAACGTGCAAAAGGCCGCGCCGCATGTTCTCTCGCTACTTCGAGTGGTATGGCGCAAGCCTGACTTGCGCAGGATGCGGTGAAGAGTGGGCAGACGGTGAAATGCTCGAAAGGCCATTCGCGCCAGGATGGCGGGACAAGAATCGGCGGTGGGCCATCGGCCAATTGGCCAGAATAGGAATTCAAGCCTGACCCAACAAGCAGCCCTGAGCAGGATATTGGAGACGACGCGTCTCGCGTGGGGAATTGGAGGTAACCGTGAAAGTCAGTCTTGAGAAATGGGCCGAAAAGAACTTCGACCCCGCACCTCATATCAGCACGTTGCGCACATGGGTGCGACAAGCCAAGATTTACCCGCCTGCTCAGAAGGTGGGGCGCACGTACTACGTGGATGAAAATGCGGTGTTTTCCATGGATGCGCGTCCGCGCCTTGTGCACAGGATTGCGTGATGGCCGCACGCCCGCGTATCCGCAAGCGCGCCAATTGGCCGGCGAACCTTCATGAGCCACGCGAAGGTTACTACACCTATCGCGACCCCCGCGATGGCAAGGTGCACGTGCTGGGCAGAATTCCCCTGGCGCAGGCAATTTTCGAGGTTCAAGAGGCCAACGCAGCCATTGAATCGGGGAAGAAGGCGCGCACCCTAGCCGAGAAAGTCCTAACTGGAACCGAGACCGTACGGGACCTGCTTGGCAAGATGCCTACGGACGGGATGAAGCATTCGAGCGTCATATCGTTCCGGAGCATCGACAAGAAGATCGCAGAGGCCTTGGGGGAAATTCAATGCGGCGATCTGACAACCAAGGACATTGCCGAGTTCATCGAGGGCGTGTATGCCACTGGCAAGCATCGTACTGCCCTGAAAATTCGATCCAGGCTGATGAAGGTTTGCAAGCGTGGCATTGCCTTAGGCTGGATGTCCAGCAATCCGGCCGAGGCCACAGAGCATATGAAGGTGAAGGTGAGACGCGCGCGCCTCACAATGGAGACATTCCTACAAATTCTGGGAAAAGCTCCGGAGGTGAACTCTTGGATCGGCAACGCAATGCTGCTTGCGCTGGTGAGCGGTCAGGACAGATCCACCGTGGCGCGTTGGCCGCGCTCAAGCATTGATGGCGATGTCGCCATCGTGCATCGCACGAAGACCGAGGTGCGCATTGCTATTCCGCTCGATTTGCGCATGGACGCAATCGGGATGTCATTGAGCGACGTCATTGCAAAGTGCCGGTCCACAGGCGTGGTGAGCAAATACATCATCCACCACACAACAAGCTCAGGTCCAATGAAGCGCGGCGACCCGGTGTCGATCAAGTCTGTGAGCATTGCTTTTTCCGCGGCTCGTCGCCTGGCTGGGATACGTGACGAAGGCTCCCCGACTTTCCACGAGATCCGCAGCCTAGCCAAGCGAACCTATGTTGAGCAGGGCAACGTCGATACCAAAGCTCTGCTGGGTCACATGTCCGAAAGTGCCGCAAACCTGTATGCCGACCCTCGCGGTATTGCTCCGATAAAGGTCCGGATTGGATGA